CGACTCTGCCACGGTCGAGGCTTACGACTCTGCCACGGTCGAGGCTTGCGGCTCTGCCACGGTCAAGGCTTACGGCTCTGCCACGGTCGAGGCTTACGACTCTGCCACGGTCGAGGCTTACGACTCTGCCACGGTCGAGGCTTGCGATAACTCATATGTTGAGGATTGCACTGGAAACATAAATACAGTTTCCGATCATGGAATAGTCAAAGATTACTACAATCATAAGATATATATAAAGAAAGGAAAATTCGAGATTATTGAGATCGAATAAATTCAAGGCCTTAGCTTATCGGCAGAGCGTCCCTAACATGGGAATAGCCGGGTTCGACTCCCGGAGGCCTACAAAACACATAACTAATAAAAACAGGATTCATGAGACTTACAATCAAAGAATTATCCCTTGTCAATTTCAGGGGATTAACAATCAGCATTTCGTTCTCGGCGAACACGCTTATATTGGGAATGAACGGAATCGGAAAAACTAGGGTTAACGACGCTTTCCTTTGGCTTTTATTCGGCAAGGACACGCAAGGGCGGCAAGACTACGAGATCAAGCCCCGGGATCAAGACATGAGAAACTCAAAGGTATCCGTGCGAGGAATGTTCGATCTTGACGGGCAAGAATTAACGCTCGAGCGTATCTACTCGGAGAAGTGGACAAAGAAAAAAGGATCGGAAGAGGCCGAGTTCTCCGGCAACGTCACCGAGTATTCCATCAACGGAGTGGCATGTAACGCCACGAACTTCAAGACCAAGATAAACTCCATCCTAGACGAGGACAGGTTCAAGCTTATCACTTCCTCCTCCTATTTCAACACCTTGAAATGGCAAGACAAGAGGAACCTTCTTATCCAAGCGGCCGGGGAGCCGAGCGAGGAAGAGATTATCGGGGACAACGAGGATTTCAAGAGGCTCCTATCCTATTGCACCGGCAAGACGATGGATGAGTACAGGAAAGAGATCGCCGCCAAGAAGAAGCCGATCAAGAAAGAGCTGGACGAGATCCCCGCCCGGATAGACGAGGCCAGACAAGGCATTATCGATAAGGACTGGACCGCCTTGGAAGGCATAATCAAGGATCGGGAAACCATGATCGAGAAACTGGATAGGAGGATAGCGGACGAGAACCTACGGGTGCAAGAGGAGAACAAGGATGTCAACTTCAAGATACAAGCCCTATATAATGAGATCGCTTCCTTGGAAAGAAGAAAGATGGATATCGAGAACCGATATAAGGCCTCCTATCAAAAGGAGTCCAACGATCTCGAATCCGAAAAAGAGAGGACGAGGAGAGAGATCGCCGGCATAGAGGACGAGATCAATCGACTCGCAAAGGGTATAACGGACAATGCCAAGGCCAAGGAAAGGGTATCCGACATATTGAGCAAATTGGGGGCGCAATACGAGGCGATCCTTTCCGGTAAGGTGGAAGGCGATGATCGCATATGCCCGACATGCGGACAGGAGTTCACGGAGAAATTCCTGCATGACCGCAAGGCCCACCTTTTGGAGGATATAAACAAGAAGGGAGAGGAAAACGATGCCCTTCTAAGGTCATATGACCAAATTATATCGGAGTACGAGAACAAGATAACCGCCCTTAATGCCAGACGCACGGAGCTATCCTCCAATCTTGATATTCTTGACAGGAGAGTCATCAAGCACTTCGTATCAGCCTATACGGAAGACGAGGAGCGTAAGGATGTCATCAAGGATATAGACCAGAAAAAAGAGGATATAGACCTATTATCCGGATCGGTGGTGACATCCAATGACCTGTCTCCCGTGAAAGACCAGATATCCAAGATCAGGAAAGAGATAGAGGAAATAAAGGGTGAGCTTTCCGGAAAGATACACTCCGACAAGGCCAAGGCCCGTGTGGATGAGCTGGAGACGAGGCAAAAGGATCTGGCCGTATCCTTGGCCCGGTACGAGAAAACAGAAATGATAGCGGACAGGTTCATACATAAGAAGATGGACATGATGGAGGAAAGGATCAACTCCTTATTCCGCATGGTCAAGTGGAAGATGTACGAGCCGCAAATAAACGGCGGCGAGAAGGAATGTTGCGAGTGCTATATAAATGGCGTTCCCTTCGGCGTGCAGAACACCGCCACCAAGGTAAACGCGGGATTGGACATAGCCTTGGCATTCTCTCGTATCTATGACGTTTACGCCCCGGTATTCCTTGATAACCGGGAGTCCGTCACGGAACTTATAGACACGGATACGCAAGTCGTATCGCTGATAGTATCACCAGAACATAAAGAATTGACAATTAAAAACAAATGATATGAACACACCCGTATTAGCGGCGCAACCGCAAAACATGGCGATCAATCTTTTCGATCCCGCACAATTCGAGACAATGCAAAGGATATGCAAGATGTACGTGAACTCCGATCTGGTACCCGAATCGTATAGGGTAACGGACAAGAGATCGGAGAGCAAGGCCGTGGCGAACTGCATGATAGCGGTAAGCATGGCGCAAAGGATGAACGCCGACCATATGATGGTCATGCAGAATCTCGATATCATACAAGGCCGTCCGTCATGGTCCGCGAAATTTCTCATCGCTACGGTCAACTCATGCGGGAGATTCTCCCCGTTAAGGTATAAGTTCACCAACCTAGGAAAGATCAAGAACGTGACGTATACCGACTATGAATGGAGGAACGGAAGGAAAGAGGCCGTGACAAAGACATTGAATATCGAGATCGACAATTGGGAATGTATAGCTTATTCCTCGGAGAAAGGCCGTGACGAGATATTGGAATCCACCCCTATCACCATGGAAATGGCGATAAAGGAAGGCTGGTATACCAAGTCGGGATCTAAATGGCAGACAATGCCTAGGCTGATGCTCCAATACCGGGCGGCTTCCTTCTGGCAAAGGGCGTACGCTCCGGAGATCAGCATGGGAATGATCACGCAGGAGGAGGCACGTGATATAGAGGACGTGGATTACATTGAGATCAATCCGGAAGACAAGCTGAAGGAGGAACTGGAAAAGGCTAACAAGGAAGAGTTCAAGTGCCAGCAAGAAGCGAAAGCGGCGAGCGATCCTTCTCCCGTCATGGAAGATCAACCCAATCCCGGCAATCCCGAGCCTCCCAAAACGCAAGCATTTAATAACGCCCCTCAAGGCAAGCCTAACTGGATGAGAAGATGAGACTATACGTAGCGGGCAGTTCCTCCTCGGGGAACTGCTACCTATTATATGATGAGAGGGAGATTCTGATACTGGAATGCGGCGTACCTTTCAAGAACATCAACGGCCTCCCGTTCTTCGATCTGGAGAAGGTCGTTGGATGCGTGATATCGCATGAGCACGGCGATCACGCCGGAAGGATGAACGAGTTCCTTGATTACGGGGTAGATTGTTTGGCGTCATCCGGCACGATAAGCTCGTTATCTTTTACGAGCAAGCGCCTGCCATTGATGATCGAGGAAGGCGTTACCGTAATGGCCGGGGCCTTCTCCATAGTCCCTTTCAAGATAGCCCATGATGCCAATGAGCCTCTGGGTTTTCTCATAGACCATCCGGATACGGGGCCTATCCTGTTCGCCACGGACACGTACATGCTCTATTATCGGTTCCCGAATCTCAGGCACGTCATGATCGAGTGCAATTACGACAGGTCTATCCTAGACAGGAACGTAACGGAAGGGAGGATAAACAAGTCCAGACGAGACCGGACATTGCTATCCCATATGGAGCTAGGAACATGCGTGACAACCTTGGAGGCTAACGACCTCTCGGGGGTTGACAACATAATCCTGCTCCATTTGTCCGATGACAATAGTGACGAGGTCTTATTCAAGGAGAAAGTAAGCGAGGCTACCCAACGACCGACTTTCGTGGCAACGCCGGGCTTGGACATAAACCTTACACGGCCATGGTCAAGATAGAGAAGACTGGGACGGACACGGATTTGACGGAGTTCCTTTGTGAGCTGGCCGGATATCCACCCGGTACTTACCAAGTGACGATATATCCCGTCGGAGATCTAAGATCCGGCGAGCAAAACAGGTATCTGTGGGGAGTGGTCTACCCTCTCCTGCTCGAGGGACTCAAAGATATAGGCTACGCTTATACGACTACCCAAGAAGTCCACGAGTTTTGCAAGAGGACGTTTTCTGATAGATACGTGAATTACCATTCCGGAGAGATCATAGACATCCCTGACTCCACCAAGGAAATGGACAGGAAGACTTTCGCCACATATTTACAGGTAATCAGGGAATGGTCGCTTAATTATATAGGTATTGAGATTCCAGACCCACAATACAAGAATAATGAAAGAACTGATATTATGCCTCAATGAGGCTTGCTCTAAAAAGCATTGCCTCTGTCATCAACGGCAAAAGCATTGGAAAGACCCGTCTAAAAAAGATGGGGAAACTGTAAGGGCTTCGGCCCTATTTGAAGGGAACACCCCTTGCAAGGGGTATGTACCACAATACGAAAGAAAGAAATATGGTATTAATTATTAATAAGTTATGACAAATTGGTTTGAGTGCAAGGTCTCTTACGAGAAAATGCTGGAAAATGGCACGCAGAAAAAAGTAACCGAGCCTTACTTGGTAGACGCCCTGTCTTTTACGGAGGCGGAAGCTCGCATCACCGAGGAGATCCGCCCCTTCATCACGGGTGAATTCACGGTAACAGACATCAAACGAGCTCGTTTATCCGAATTATTCTTCAACGAGAATGGTGATCGGTTCTATAAGATCAAGGTTTATTTTATCACGCTGGACGAGAAGAGCGGAGCGGAAAAGAAAACCGCCGCTACCATGTTAGCCCAAGCCTCTAATCTAAAAGAGGCCATAGCCGTGCTAGAAGAAGGCATGAAGGGGACAATGGCGGATTACACCATCGCCTCTGTCTCGGAGACAATGATCATGGACGTATTCCCGTTCAACGCGGATGTCAATAAGAGAGTTGTTGACATTGATAAAAAAGAGATAGAGAAATCATTGTCTGACACCTCTAAATCAATAGAGGATAAGATGAGAGAGTGCAAGGATATCATAACCCGTGATCCCAAGGAAGGGGACGGGGATCTTATAACTAGGACGCAATCCTTCATCCGGCAAAAGGCCGGGCATGACAAGAGCAAGTTCAAGGAGGCCGCGATAGAGATCGCCTTGCTCCAGAAATCGCCAGCTTCCCAAGTATGGTTCATGGGATGTGGACAGCTATTAATCGAGGAGTTGGAGGTTTAATAAATAAAAAGATCATGAAGAAATTTATCAACAAACACTGGATATTGATATTGGCCATAGCCTTTATTCCGGTAGGGAACAGAGTTTTTAACCATGTTGACGCATGGCTAGGAATAGTCATTATGTTAACTAGTTCATTATTTATAATTTACAAACTATTTAATTTTATCAAGAATGAAAAGGACAAGTTTTAAGTTTTTTACTATAGCGATAATCGCTATGGTATTTTTATCCTCTTGTGAACGTGTAGCACCTAATTACGCCGGGGTATTGATGGAAAATTATGGGAAACAAGGGAAGGAGGATTTCAAGGTCGTATCGGGCAAGGTTTCAACTTGGGAATGGGGCACGGAATTATTTCAAGTCCCGCTATTCGACCAACGAGGCGAGTTCGGAAGCCCTGTCACGTTAAAAGCCGCAGACAATACGGAGTTTAACGCACGCCCCACTTACTCCTACAAGGTCATCAAAAACAGGGCAATAGACGTTGTTTTCGATAACAAACATATAGACAAGGCTGATACGGAATCAGGCAAAGACGGTTTCATGCAATCATTGGAGGATAATATACTAGAACCTCGCATCTATGACCTGATCAAGGAGGAAAGCCGTAAACATAAGACCGATAGCTTAATGGCAGACGGAGGTTCGCTTCTTTTTGAGAAACGCCTTGAGCAGATTGTAGATAAGGAATTCGAGAAAAGAGGTCTTCAATTACTCACATTCTCGGCGCAATTAGAGTTTTCTAAGGCGGTTCGCGAGAAAATTGATAGTAGGAATGAAGTTAACACCAATATTTCGGTTTTAGACCAGCAGATAGCGGAGCAACGGAAACGCAACGAGTTGGAGCAATTGAAAACGGAACAAGCGTTAATCACCTCGAGAGGATTGACTAAAGAAATTCTTTATAAGCAGTTTATCGACAAATGGGATGGTCGTACCCCCATTTATGGAGCGATACCCGATTTAATAAAGATTCAGAACTAAGGATATTAATATTAGAGTGTGTTTTTCATGGTATTAGATTTGGGTTAGAATGATTATCCCCGCCGTCCGTGAGGATATGCGGGGCAAACACGGTGGTATGGCGGAATTGGTAGACGCTAAAGTTAATTTCTTATAGAGTGGTTGAATGAAGGTTATCGTAAAATAAACTGAACTAGCCAAAGGAAGTATAACGGGTAAGGCCGAATGTCACCGCAACGTGCCAATAACAAAACTATCAGGTGAGAGTCCTGAGAAAACTCCACTCATGCGGGTTCGAGTCCCGCTACCATCACAAATAACAAATCTAATTATGGAAACAATACAGAATTTAGATCACTTGACAATGGCCATGTACCTTATCACCGCAATACTCGGACTTATAGCAGTGATCTTGGCAGGATTCTTATTAATAAACGAAAAAAGAAAACATCCATGGGAAAAGTAAAGAACATAACCTCTTTAAAGAGCAGACTAGACCGTATATTCTCCGTATTTATAAGAATAAGGGACGCTGACGGCAACGGTTATTGCCGTTGTATAAGCTGTGGGAAGATCGTGCATTGGAAAGAGGCAGATTGCGGACATTTCGTCAACCGGTCACATATGGGTACCAGATACAGCGAGAGAAACTGCAACGCTCAATGCAGGTCTTGCAACCGTTTCGACGAGGGCAACAACATCGGTTATGCCAAGGGCTTGATAAATAAGTATGGCGTAAAAGTAATTAACGAGCTTGAGGTGAAAAAGCACTCTATCTCCAAACTCTCGGCATTCGATTACCAATTGATGATCGAAGATTACAAGAAACGAATAAAGGATTTGAGGGATCAGAAAGGCATAAAGGATTGAAATGGCGAAGAAACCTACCAAGCAACCCGAGCGTATCAGATGCGCCGATTGCGTGAACGGTAAGCCTCACAAGGGACTAGCTGTATGGTGCATAGTGCTAAATACCGGAAGAGTCGCTAATAGTCTTAGGTTTTGCGATGCATTCAAAAGAAAATTATGATTACATGATATAAAAAACATGCTTATGGAGGATTAGCGTATGGATATAAGGAAAGAAAAGAAAATATTTTTCCCTCATGACAGTAATGCTAGAAACTCGGATAAGTTGACGCTCTTACGAGACAAATATAAAGCTACTGGATATGGAATATTTCTTATGATCTTAGAACGTCTTAGAGAGGATCCACATCATACCAGTATCAAAGATTACGATATACTAGCATTTGATTTCCACGAAGACCCCACATTAATAAAATCGGTTATAGAGGATTTTGATCTATTTAAATTCACTGATGATAATAAAAGATTCTACTCTGACATTTTAAATAAATGGATGGAATTTTCTCGCAAAAGGATGCACGAAATCAATATAAAAGAATGGCATAGAATTGCACATTTGGTTTTTGAACGAGATAGCTACACTTGTCAGTATTGTGGTAAAATTGGAGGAATATTAGAGATTGATCACATAATACCATTTTCTAAAGGAGGGCCAGATGATATGTCAAATTTGATTACATCTTGCAGACGCTGCAATAGACAGAAAAAAGATAAAACAGTTGAAGAATTCATCAAATGGAGAATAGAACATGGGTATTCAAATAATGGGACTTGACTACTTTCCTATGAATGTGGATTTTTTCGAAGATGATAAGATAGAACTCATAGAGGCTGAATTTGGGATAAAAGGCTCAATCCTTGCCGTAAAGTTGCTTTGTAAAATATACAAGGAAGGATATTTTTATAAATGGGGTGAAGACGAGTGTTTGCTTTTTTCAAAGAAGGCGGGTGCTGAATTTGTCCCGGGATTTGTAAAGGAAGTTGTAAACGGGTTGGTCAGACGGTGTTTCTTTGACAAGGGGTGCTTTGACTCGTTCGGTATACTTACCTCTTCCGGTATCCAGAGACGATATTTTGAGGCGGCAAAACGGCGTAAGAGAATAGACGTTAATCCTGATTTTTTGCTTATAGACGTATCCGATTTCAAGAATGTATACATTAATGGCAAAAATGTATGCATTAACAACGAAAATGTCAACATTCAAGGACAAAGTAAAGTAAAGTATAGTAAAGAAAAGGAAAGTAAAGAAATACCCCCTCTATCCCCCACGGGGGGAAGCGGAGGAGGAAGTTTTTTTAATCTTTCTAGGAATGACCCGCCGCCTTCGGACGGCGTGAAAAGGAATTATGAGGCTTTGACACGGGAACTCACCAATTTCAAGCTATCTCCTGATGAGTTCAATACTATTTGCGAGTTATCGAACTATGGAGAGATAGGAAATCCCGTGTGGAAACTATTGCAAAGGATACGGGATAGCCGGGAGGGGAAATACAAGATCGATCATCCCGGAAGATTTTTGATCTCCAGATTAAAAAACAATGATTAAGACCGTAACTCTCTATCCGGGCAGATACGCCTATATCTGTCCTTGCGGCCATCCCTATCAGGTGATGACCTTATACAGGAAGACTAGTAACGTAGCGGTCTATTGCTTCGCTTGCAAGCAACAGACCGGAAAACACATAAGAATCATGGATCAGAACATAGATTTCGCCGTTAACTCGAATAACAAGTTGAACGGCACGTATTTCACCGCATTGAGGTTGCACGATCCGATAAAGTATTGCGTGGGGAACGTCCTCACGGTTTCGGTCAAGCAGCAACCACGGGGTAAGGCCAAGATTATCAAGGTAAACAGTTTCACGATAGATAAGGTAAATGACTACATATCGTGCTTGGATTCCGGATTAAAGGCCGATGAGTATAAGACTATAATCAAGAAGACATATTCTGGCAATGGGATAAACTGGGACAAACAGCTTTTAGACTTTTGCCTGTTTGAATACTTAAACAAGTGAAAATGGAAATAATAAACAGACTGAAGAACACCCCTACCGGTTTGATCGTGTTGGTAGGAGACATGAAAATTGTCGTGGAAAAGTACAGGCCTTACTACAACGGGCAGAACAAGATCCCGTGCAGGGGATGCGTCTTTCGGGACGAGGGAGCGAGATTCTGCGAATACTCATCTGCTTGCATGGCCCATCTGAGACCGGATCATGAAAGCGTGGTATTCGCTAAAACCAAGGAGATATGACACATGGATCATTATTTTCTGGCGTGGGCGGTTTTGACCTTGCCGCCGAATGGATGGGATGGGAGAACCTGTTCCATTGCGAGATTAACGAGTGGTGCCAAAAGGTACTGAGGTTTCATTTCCCAAAAAGCATTCAATATGACGATATTACAAGAACTGATTTCACTCCGTGGAGAGGGAAGGTTGACGTACTCACAGGAGGATTCCCCTGTCAGCCGTTTTCAGTCGCAGGACAACGAAAAGGACAGGAGGATGACCGTTACCTCTGGCCAGAAATGCTCCGTGCTATACGAGAGATACGACCCACTTGGGTCATTGGTGAGAACGTTGCTGGAATCCTATCGATGGTACAACCCGGCAGTGAGGTTACGGTGGAAAGTCAAGCCTCTTTGTTTGAAACGTCTGACAAGGAAACGCTACTCGAGCAAGAATACGTTATCGAGACCGTCTGCCGAGATCTTGAGCGTGAGGGATATTCCGTCCAGCCGATTCTTATTCCAGCTTGCGGTGTCGGAGCCCCTCACAGGAGGGACAGGGTATGGTTCATTGCTTCCGACCGTTCAGACGCAAGGATTGAAGGTTTGCGACAAGAACGGAAAGACAAGGTTCATGGATGTCTCGTTGCTTCCGACACCGACGGCCCAAGATTTCAAGCGAAGGGGACCGAACAGCAAACAACAGGGATTACCGGAGGCGGCCTACAAAAAGATGCTACCGACACCTACGGCGAGAAGCTACAAAAATGGCTCAAAAATAACGGACGGGAGATCGAGGAGGAAAATATCGCAAGGCTGGACAATGGAGTTGAACGATCTTGCTGTATCAATGCTTTTGCCGACTCCGACAATGAGAGACTATCAACCATCGGTATCACCGACAGGGTTAGTTCGGAAGAACGGGAAAAGAAGAGACGATGCCTTATGCAATATACCAGTAATGATAGGCCGGCATTGTCAGCAGAACGGTGGAAAGACTTCCCAACTCAACCCCCTGTTTGTGGAAGAGATGATGGGTTACCCTTTGATGTGGACTACCTTGCCATTCCTTTCACAAAATGGAGACAAGAGTCGATAAAAGCCTACGGAAACGCCATCGTCCCACAAGTAGCATTTGAGATATTCAAGGCGATAGAGGCATCAATTCATTCATCATAGTTGAAAGATGCATTCATCTATGATAAGATCAAATATAACAACATGAACGATTTAGACTTTTGCAGAGGCGTATGGTACGCCATACAGATGCTCGTTGTCGAGCTAAGGGCACCATCTATGGCCGCTAATATAGCTAGGGAGGCCAATTTTTCCAAGGATAAATGCTTGGAGCTCCAGCGTGACAGCGGGGTTTACGATGAAGAGATGAAGGATTTTATTAATGAGGAAATAAAATAACAGTCATGAGAAATAAAGAACTAATCGCTCTTCTCCAAGAGCAAGACCCGGAAGCGGAGGTCGTTATACAAACATCCGATGACTATACCTACGATATAGTGGACGTTACGTTTGAGGAACAAATTGAATGCGTGGTTATTCATGAGGGATAAATATGGATAATAAGGAATATTTTAACAACGAATTATAACATGAATCAAATTTGCACGAATAAAGAACAATCATCCCGGCTATTAGAGGTCGGGGTGAGACCGGAGACGGCGGACATGGTTTTACTATATGTTGACGATGAAAGCAATATAGCGCCATGGGAGGATATCCGTAAAGACGAAAAAGGAAAGTTTTTCTATGATGTATATGGAGAGACATACACTTTGACAGAAAGTGTACTTCTTAGAGATAGCCCTGATTACGATCATTCATATCAAGACGATTGTCCCGCTTGGTCTCTATCCAAGATGATAGACATGCTTCCTGCCTCGATTTCACAACGCAACCGACCCGATTTAAGGTTGGAAATCACAAAAGATAGCGTGTATTGGTTCATCCAATACACAGAACTGGGATACGACTGCAAGCATGAGGTTATGAAAAAGAATGTCTTAGATGCTGTTGTGAATATGATTGAATGGCTTATCAAGGAAGGATACCTTGACAAGAAATACCTAACAGATAAATGCGGTGATTGCCGACTTATCGAGGATGAAGACGCAAACGGGGGCGCTTGGTGCGCTTTCCATCAAAAACCGGTAAGGTGCGATAGCAAGGCTTGTAAGGATATTTTAGAGAAAGGAGGATCAAATGCGTGAGATTAAATTCAGAGGGAAGAATCTTAATACTAAAGAGTGGGTGTATGGAGATTTATTGCAATGGAATGATGGAGAAACAGCTATTGGTGTTCATGGACAATTCATTGATGACGGTTATCATTTTAATGAAAACTATGATAAAACACCTTATGTTGATGAAACTACCGTAGGCCAGTACACAGGCCTAAAAGACAAGAACGGAAAGGAGATTTACGAGGGGGATTTAATAAAAGCTCCAAGCGGACGTATTTATGCCGTTATATTCTCAACATGGAAACATGAAGAGAAAAGAGAGTTTCTAAAAATAATTGATATATATGAACATACAGGATGGTGCATATCCCTAGATGGGGTTAATCCATGTGAACTGCTAGACTCAGAGGTGTGCCAAGGAAGTGTTATAGGCTCAGTGTATGACAATCCCGAACTACTGAAAGGAGGTAACCATGATCACACGTGATGATTTACAATTAAGGATATTGTCCTGTATGTCTATGGAAGGTAGTGGAATCGTTAAGTACAGGGATGACGTTAACAAGATTTCCGCTGTTACTATCACCCCAAGAAAACACGAGCTATCATACGGCAAGCCAAAAACGACATACTACATCGATAACGTGGAAAAGGAATTTACAGACCTCGATGAACTCATAGACTTCTATAACGAGAAATTTAGGTTTGAGGAAGAAAATCCGGATCAAGAAGTAACATTTGTAAAAGTTATAAAAAGGAGAAATAAATATGAGCAAGATTGATTTCAACGCACTCCGTGACCGTGCGTACAAATGCGCATGTGCGCATGGGTTTCACAATACAGAGTTAATTAACGAGCATTTCCTTTGTCTTGTTATCAGTGAGCTGATGGAAGCCGTGGAAGCGGATAGGAAAAATAGGCGCTTTGATAAAGAAAAGCATAAACTCGGTGAATATGCAGAGTGTCAAGGGTGGTTAACAACTGAAGAAAAGTTTATTAACGTATTCAATAGGTATATTAAGGATACCGTGGAGGATGAACTTTCAGATGCGGTTATCCGCTTGCTAGACCTTGCCGGATCGTTAGATATCAGCCTTGAAGATATCTACGATTTCATGAAAGAGCCGGAATATAAAGACTGGGATGATGCTTTAAAGGAAATGTCTTTTACTGAGAGGATGTTCTTTTTAACATCTATCCTAACCAACGATGGGGATATAGCGGAAGTAATCAAGGCTTCGATCGTAGTTATATTTCTTAACGCAGATTTACTGTATATAGATCTCCTATGGCACATCGAGCAGAAAATGAAATACAACGAATTAAGGGAGAATAAACATGGAAAGAAATATTGATATGGGACAGACAGTAGAAGAAGCAGCAAAATTATTTTCCAATAGATGTAGGATCGCTAATTGTCAATCATCATTAGACTATCCTTATGATGATATAGATATGATAAATGCTTTCAAAGCCGGTGCCGAATGGCAGGCAAAGAAATCTCCGTGGATAAGCGTGAAGGATCGGCTACCGCCACCCGGAGAAGAGGTTCTGTTATTTGATATAAATTCTATAAGACATCTTGTCTTAGGCTGGTTAAGAGAGAATAAAGGATATAATAAAAGTATGTGGGCTTTGTCAAATGGTCATGTTGATGATGAAGACATTACACACTGGATGATAATACCTGAAAATCATGGATAATTCAATAAAATGCCCATTCTGTCATTCGACTAGATACATAAAGGGATCTTTTCTCTGTGGGTTATATAATTGCAAATGTCTAAATTGCGATAAGTTATTTCTGGTCACGGTAAATGATGGTAAAAATATTTATATGATCGAGAAACGTAGCAAAAATGAATAGTATTAACCGAGCCTTCATGGGAGGCTCATAATTAAAAAAATATATGGAAGCTAGAGAATTAGAAAAAAACTCACCATCGTTAGATCAGATATATAATGCTATAAAAGAAGCGAATAAACAAAACGAGTATAAAATATTTTTCCCGCATTGGGTATACTTCTCCGATGAGTGCAAACTTGAACTCATGAGACAAGGATTCAAAGTCTATCAAGGAGAATGGCTCCGAGGGGATTATGGATTAATAATAGAATGGTAACAAATAAATAAATCATGGCAACAAAATATAAAATAAAACAACATGTGTGGTGTACGAACGAAAGGCATAAGTCGGAAGTCGGCGTTATCGCTGAAGTCGTGGAAGAAAAGTCTTTAGTTAAAACCAAAGATGGGGCACGTAAAGAAAACCTTTATTGTGTTATGCTCCATTATCCTAACGGGAAAATGTATTTCGAGGAATTTTTTGAATCAGAGTTAGAGTTAGTACAACATTAATAAATGATGAATTTATGGTATTATCACCTGAAACAGTCAATGCATATAAAGAATTGCTGACAAATCCCCAAAAACATGGCTTACAATTTAAGCCACTACATGAATGTTTTGAAGAAATAGAAGAAGTAACCCCAAAACATTTATTGTTTGAAGACTTCGCAAATTACCTTCAAAAGCCTTTACCCAAAGTGATATTTTATATCATAATGGATGAATTGTACTCTCATCTGATAGATAAGGATGAGAAAACTAACAACTTAGGATATAGATTGAAATTAGTAGCTAAACCGTAAGAAATCATGAGTAAAAGTAATCATCAAATCGAAGTTGAAAAACTTAGCAAAATAGAATCTGAACTGCTCAGATTAATATCTGACTCGGGAAACGAGGAATTACAAAATAAGTTTCTTGAGTGGCAGAGACAAAGAGCTATCTGCAATGTGTCATTGGTTACGGAATTAGAGCATTCTATTAATAATAAATAACCATGAGATTAAGACACGCCAGCATATGTATTGGACGGAGGCCGGGAAGAAGTTCATCCTTGATTTGTATAACCTTAAAATTTCAGCCTAATGAGAGATAAACCTTTTTATGAGCTGTTATCACGCATAGATGAAGACAGTTTATTGGCCAACTTTTTCAATAAGGTGTTAGGGAATTTGGATATGGCGAGAATCATATCCGCACCCCGTACTTTTCGTCATAAAGATGATGAAAATAGCCGATATTGCATTGATCTTTTTTATGATACATGCTTGTGGGAAATGTATCTTCATCAATTCATATACAAGCTGAATGGATGGATAAAAACACTGGATGAATACCTGACAGAGTTTGGTGGGAGCTGGAAATATTACGCTTCCTCGAAACGTGTCGAGAGCGTTAATGAATATGGCGGCGATGACGATGACTATAACGAGGATGGAAGCGTGAAAGTCATGGATATTCCCAATGACAGGCTTGAGCCTTACTCAGTCATAAGGGAGTTGGTCTGTGATGATTGGACAGATATAGTTCAAGAGACCATCCCGAAAGATTTGGAGAGGCTATACGGATGCCTACAAGCAGAGGCTAATTTATCCATAGCGGATTTTTTCAAGGACAAAATGGGAGTTGATATACCTATGTATCAAAAAGATGACAATGGCAATATGGTTAAGATGGGATTCGCAGACAAAGTATTGCATAAAGCCGCTGAACAAAACAATTCAGAGGTCATGGGATCGTATGTATTGTTGGCATGCTATTGTATGCATGATCTTGTCTCCGCCATAAAATCGTTAAATCCATTTGAAGACAACGTGGAGGCATTGACTAGCGTAAGGAATGACTCAGTGCGGTTTCTATCCATGTCCTTTAGTAATATGGATGTCGTAAAAAAATACATGTCATCATAACAGGCACATCAAGGCCATCTAAATGCAATAGGTTTTGATCAATATGTCAAAACCTATTACTTATATCATATAATTTTATCGCAAAAAATGGAACAGCAAGATATTTCATTATCCTATGGGATACACCGTTCTCCATCTATTGGAAACGAGGGGGAATTATCAGAATGCGTGAATCTGATACCAAAGAATGGCGAACTGGTGAATATACAGCCTCCAAAAGAACTAGGCATAACCCTTCCGGAAGGATCGATACTTATGTACGTGCATCGGACAAAGGATCTCCTTCACTATATCTTTTTCCAGACGAATGTTTTACGCTATGCGGATACGGACGGAACGACCCATCTTATAGGGGCGAACCAATATGACAAAATTCCCAAAGCTATCACGTCCATAGGAAACACCTTGATTGTAATAAGCGAAGATCCTATAAGATATTTACTTTGGGATGGAGAGTTTTATAAGGAATTAGGAGATAAGCCCCCCTTCCCTATCCTGTCATTCGGATTGGTAGGATCATTGGATAAGACCGAACAATTGTCCGTATCCGTTGATCCTCCCTATAATGGAGCCTTTACGGAAGATCAACTATCAACTATCAGTAATTCCGTAATGGGATATGTCTCAAAATTTATCAGGGAGAGAAGTGTAGATCGAGGCATGTTTATATATCCGTTCTTTATTCGTTACGCTTATAGACTATATGACGGAACGTCTTACATGCAATCAGCCCCGATACTGATGATACCATCGTCCGGAGTAACTCCTCACGTTCCATTTACTATTGACGTGGACACAGAGGATTTTGACGCAAAGATCATTGTAAACTTCATTATATCCTCAGTGGTATGCTCCATTAATTACAAAGTCAGCGGAATGGGGAATCAAAGGGAATGGTGGAAGGACATAGTTAAAAGCCTTGATATATTCATAACGCCGCCAATATACACCTTTGATTATTATGGGGAGATTAATGGGGCACAAAAGATATCAGACGATAACGGTTTCGGGGTGTACTCTATAGGTGGAGGATATTACAATAGGCATACATTCGAGGAAGCCTTGTCCATAGCCCTGCCGGGATCAGGTTATACCGATCAACTCGTCTTACCCGGAAAGGCCATGGATAATAAGGTGCCGGATAATTCATTGTTTTACAAAGTAGCAAGCATAGCGTATGAGGACTTGTGCGGTTATAACGGGGGTGAAAGACGCTCTCTAACTTTAGAGGATAATGTGCTGGGATCGTTGCAAAATCGAGAGCAACTTGTTGACGCGGACGGGTACCAGAATTTAGATTGGCTAATACCTGATTATTCCTATACTTATAACCAGCGGTTAAATATAGCTAATATAAAAAGGATACTATTTGATGGTTATCCTCCGGAGTCCATGGTAACGTACAACGACGGTAGCAGCACGTTGAGCATAAAGGTTTTCATAAGAGAAGGAGAAAAGGATATCGTCGTTCAAACATCCTCCTCATATAACCTTGGTATCAATTTGCATTACCTATATTACCCCAACGCTAACGCATACAAGATGGTGATAACACGAAACTCGGACGGATACCAAGCGATCGTTACCCTCTCTCCGCATAACACGCTGAACGGGGCTTACTATTTCGACTCATACGCCCCGATCATATTTAAACCGGGCAGCGATAGCACACCAATATCAACGGACAAGTCGGTCAATATGCCAAACAAGATATATACGTCCGAGGTCAATAACCCGTTTTATTTCCCGTTGGCGGGAATAAACACGGTGGGAACCGGTGAGATCGTAGGTATCCGATCCACCACTAAAGCACTGTCCCAAGGGCAATTCGGGCAGTTTCCCTTATACGCTTTCTCTTCCGATGGGATATGGGCCTTGCAATTATCGGATGCGGGATTGTATTCCTCCATCCAACCTATAAGCAGGGATGTTTGCAATAATCCGGATAGTATCACGCAACTGGATTCCTCGATAGTATTCAGTACCGAGCGTGGCCTTAAATTATTGCAAGGCTCCGATATCAGCCTTTTATCGTCATCGTTGGAAGGAGTAAATATTGATGAGACATTCTTTAATGTCAACCCGGATTTTAGCGATCTTTTCATCCCGGACACGGAAACTTTCGTAGAGACATTGCGAGCTTGTAAGATTGCCTATGATTATACGAATTCCCTATTGCATATTTATCCCAAAGGGACTAGAAAGCATTATGTATATTCTTTGGACACCGGGGAATTCTCCACTTTCGTAGGGGAAGAGGTCAAGGCCATGGCGCAAGATTATCCAAGCTCGGTAGTGCAAATAGGTAACGCCTTGTACTCACTGGAAAAATATGTCTCGGAAGATACCAGAAAAGGCATAGCGATCACACGTGCCTTGACGTTAGGAGATCCTTTCTCTTTGAAGGTACTAGTCGATCTTAGGACGTTGGGTTTACGAAAGGATGAGTCCTCGAAAATCAAGATAGCGGTATTCGTAAGCGCGGATAGGAAAAATTGGTCTCGGCTTAAATCTCTTAGGCAAAGGGCTTTTAAATACTATCGGCTCGTTTATTTCTCAAACCTATATGATTTAGATACATTATCAGGAACCAGAGTAAGATTCGAGACTAGAAGGGATTGGAGGATGCGTTAAAGTACCCCTCGGCCTAGCCGGGGGTATATGTCATTTTTTTTGCTTGTAACTGGCCGCAACCTTCAACAACTCAATAGCGGAATTAGTGTTTTTAGCGTCCTCGAACTTTATAGAGGATACCTTTGGTACCACGAACTCACTAGCTTTTAAATAAACAGCGCATTTATCCTTATCCTTTAGCTTGAGGAAAGCTTTCTTGAACTCTTCCTGATTGTCGATTACGAAATCACGGAAAAAATTCTTTATCTCCGTGTTCTTATTCCGGGTTCCCTTCTCCCTTCCTCCCATCTTCATGTGACCATTCTCAAAACCTTTTCCCATGATTTATAATCTGAAATAAACATCCTTAACCTGTGTCTCCCTTGCCTCGTTTATGATATTTCTTCGATCCTCCTCCTTTTGAGAGGCGTACATCTGTACCCTAGATGGATCTACCATCCTATACCAAAAAGATAATACGCTATCAACCACGAAACGGTGGATATAAACGGCCAATCTCCTCGGATCTCCACGCCATCCTCTTTCCATCACCAAGTTTATGATCCATTCCCTATCATCCTTCACCTCGTCCGTTACGGCACGGCTCTGAACCCAAGGGGAAAACGCCCGTAAATGGCCGGTAGCCTCCGACAACGCGTCATTCACTTGACGAAACATCCAATCCGCCGTTTCCTCTGAGGTCTCCAGCCCAGCTCTTTCCTTTCCGGGAAGGCCCGATACATCCCCAACCTTCCATGTCTCGAAATCCACGTCATACTCAATCTCGCACCTCAATAGCGTTATCGTTAACTCAAATCCACGCATATCGACACGTGGCTGTATGATTTTCCTGTCTCTCATATTTCTCCTGTTTCTATAATGACATCATCAACAATGACATCATCGATATCCTTAAACGGCTTCCTCTTGCACTTTCGCGGGGCTTTCCTTGAATAGGCGGTTTCCTCTATCATGGACGCTATTCCCTTTAACTCCTCCTCTAGCTTTCCGGCTAGTTCCTCAAAGTAAATCAGGCACCAATTCCAAAGGACGAACCACACCACGTATTTATGGATCAAGGTCGCCAATGACTCACTATCATATCCTCCACGACGATCCTTCATGCGCAACACCCAATTCACGGCATCGGTATCCAATGAGTCATCCGAATCGCCGGGCATATCCTCCAAGATACCGGACAAGGAAACCTTTAAGGTCGCCACCGCCTCCTCTATCTTGCGTCTTATAAAAGTATCATCGGCCTCGTTATCATCGGACTGCGAGGAGAATCTTTTACCGGGATCCTCCTTTCTCATATCTCCCAGCCTCCACGTCCACTGGTCTATGTCATGCTTTAAATATGTCCAACCTAGATTTATGTCCATATCATGCTTTTTTTAATAGCGGGGGATTCTTCCTGTATATGTTCTTCACGCACATGACGGACATATCCTCCCACAAAGATTTATAAACCCCTATCCTATCAGGCTTCCGATCAGAAAGCCAACTCATCATGGAATAACCAACCAGAGCGTCCAACAGGTTCTCGTCCAGTTTCCTGTTGACGTTCCAACGTGTATCCTCCGTCCTGACCTCCCATACGAACCCTTCTTCCGAGTAAGCGGAAGAGGTTATGATTTTGGACATGCCTTCCTCCAACGACCTTGCCGCTTGTTCCAGATATGTCCTTATAAGAGGCCTGTCCTGTTCCGTTATCTTTATCTTTAGATATAGGCTTTCCCCGCTATCCCCGACGAGATCACGTCCCTCGAAGCTGGATAGCATCTCGCATTTATTTATCGCCTTTATATATTCAAACTCATATGTCATTTGTGATCCTTTTCTGGCAAAAATAGGGCTTTAGGTATGATTATTTTGTTATTTTGGTTATTCTGACAAAACCAAGTCCTTTTATTCGATTTATTTGCGATTAAAAAGACCAATCATGAAACGACTTATTCCTAAATCTCGGTTTTCCCGACGCCCCACGACGGTTGATAGCGTCAAGCACCGCATCAAGATATCAGGCACGGACAAGACCAACATACCTTTACTGTCTAGGTGCCAAAACGCTTGGGAAAACCTTAGCGATTTCAGGGCCACCCGTCTTCGCAATTTCCGTTACGTGTTCGGTGACCAATGGGGTGATATCGTGGTGGACAAGGACGGGGAAAGGGTGAAGGAACGCGATAGGATAGCGAGGCGTACGGGAGGGGTCGCTTTGCAGAACAATCATCTTTTCAAGATCGTAAATACTTTGGCGGGGTTATACGCAAAGACCGCTACCCTTCCCGTATGTTTCGCCCGGCAGAAAGACGCGGATACCAAGTCACAGATGATGACGGACGCTTTACAGACCAACTGGGAAAATAACCTTATGAAAGATGTCCTCACCTCCGAAATGATAGAGTTTATTTGCGGTGGATGCGCCGTGGTAACGGAAGAATGGTCTAGTCATGACGATATAGAGGACAGCTACACCTACGTGGTCAACCCTTCCTATTTCTTCTATGAGTCGAAAGCCAATGATCCAAGGCACTGGGATGATTCCTTGATCGGGGAGATCCGTGACTATACATTAGGCGAGCTGGCCTCGGTATTAGCGGAGTCCGAGTATGATTACAGGCAATTGGAGGAGATTTACTCATCTTGGCTCAATCGTATGGAAAATCTGGGAACCCAGCAGACGGATCGTTTCATGGACGAGTCTTTCGACACGCCTCCCGCCGCCGACCTGTGCCGGACCTACCATGTTTGGACACTGGAGAACAAGCCTAGATACCGTTGCGTGGATATCATGGACACCGATGATCCTATATACAGGATAGAGCTTAGCGATCTTCCTGTCATCAAGAGAGAGAACGAGGATCGTATGCGTATGGGAATGTCACAGGGATTACCTCCGGAGGAGATCCCATTGATAGAATACACCTATATAATAGATCAATATTGGCATTTCCAAATGCTATCACCGGACGGACGTGTACTTACCGAGTATGACACGCCTTATGAATATAAGTCTCACCCCTATATTTACAAGCTACACTATTTGGTGAATGGACGGACAGTTCCTTTTATTTCCGTTATCATAGATCAGCAACGATACATCAACCGGCTGATCATGCTTAACGACTTGGCTATCCAATCAGCGGTAAAGGGAGTAAAGATGATCCCTAAAGACTCCGTTCCGGACGGGATGTCCAATCGTGAGTTCGCCGAGCAATTCGTTGAGATCGGATCATTTATTTTTTATGAGCCGTCCAAGAGCGGGAACAAACCGGAAGTCATAACATCGAACTCTACCAATATCGGTACCACGGAGCTATTGCAATTACAATTGAGTTTCATAAACGATATAACGTCCGTGTCGGAAGCCTTGCAAGGGAAAACCCCGTCGGGATCAACAGCGGCAAGCAGATATGCCATGGAAACACAGAACTCCACTACATCTATCGCTACGTTACTAACCAAGTTCTCCACGTTCGAGGCCGAGATCGCTCGTAAAAAGATGAAAACGATCCATCAATATTATCAATCCCCAAGGAACATATCGATGGAGAGATCAGCGGGTTATGCCACTTATAATGAGTATGACCCGAAGACAGTCCAAGATATAGATTTCAAGGTCAATATCAAGGAATCCGCTGAATCTCCGGTAGCGAGAATGATGTTAAACGACTTGGTGAAGGAATTATGGATGGCCGGAGCCATTTCTGCGGAGCAAATGTTATCACTATCATATTACCCCGGATCAGACCAGATACTTCAGTCCATTCAATCCAACAAACAAGTGGTTGAGCAAGGTGGTAATATCCAAGGTGTCCCAGCTGATCAAATGAACGCAATCAACGGACAGGTTAATCAAGATGCGCTCAATAAGGCACGACAAGCCTTGATGTCAGCATAGAGGATAAAGTGTAATATCACTTTCTTTTCCCTTCTATGCTCATTAGGTGCCTTATCCTAGCCTTAATCTCATGAAAGTTTATAGGCTCGAACGACAACGATTCTATAAGGCGGTCTATCTCCCGTCTTACAGAATCGTTTCTTTTCTTGTTATGTGATCGTGTCTTAGTCATCCATGGCACACATATAAATCCAAACCTTGCCTTCAGGAGCGTCATCGTCAAGGAAATAGAAATTTATAGCGTCCTCGATGATTTTCTTTTCAGCGTCATGGTCAAACCATTCCGTGAATTTAATCTCCTTGTCATGCCAGTTCGCGTTAAGAGCAACGTACACGTCCCATATGTTGGTATTTCCCGGTATGCTCATGCCTTTTATAGCGGTAGCCACCTGCTCCATATTCCAGTGCTCGCCTTTATGCTCTCCCGCCTTGCCTTTATGACGCATTGCCGCCACGTCCATCTTAGCGAAATGCTCATTATAATGAGGACCGCAAAAAACCTCATGTATATCACGTATGGCCTCGTCATACTTCTCGGGATCTTTTTCCTTTAGACACTCCATCGCCTCGTCCAGTTCTCCTATGGCCTCCCACATCTTTTTTTCGGATACCATCCCTTTTGAGTGGTAATCCTTCATCAGTTCTTTGTAACGCATGATCTTGCATTTTAAACATTAATGAATCAAGCGCCGGGAGCCGCTGGAAAGGTAGCGGAAATAGTCAATGGGGTAGCCAAACTTACACCGTAGGCACGGTTACAACACTTGACGTTCTCGGGCGTGACTTGGGTGACGAGAGGGGTAAGAGATATCGTGGGAACAGCGCCAGCGGCCCCGATAAAAGCTACCTTGAATTGCTCGACCCATTGCTTGGTAACCGTCCTGCAGGATCCCTTGGGCGTATAAGCCACAAGTATGGCGGCATTGATCGTAACCGTCGTTTGCGTATTCACCGTACTTTGCTCGGCGACGGTGAAATTGACTATGCCGGTAGGCTGTACGCCATTGTCTACGCAATAGGCCTGACATAAATTCTCCACTACATTAGTCAAGTATTGTTGGCTGGTAGCGGCGATCGCAATTGGTGTTAATTGAATCATGATCGTAATTATTATTGATTATTTATTTATCCACATCATCACCTTGTGGAATAGGTTCCTCTGTCAATACATCGTATGAGCCGGTCTTTTCCGGGACCGGAAGATTGTAACGCAACAACGTCCTTAGTTCCTCCAAGTCATCGGTCTCGAACTCGACCTTTCCCTCAAACAGGGAAAGCCCGCCGTTTCTTATAGCGTCCTCCACCACCTTGTGCGCCAACTCCGGGATAGCCTCATCGGGGATGCCTTGAAGGTACCGAGCCAACATCGGCTCAACTAATGAGGATGACAATCCGTCTAGCAATGGGGATATCTCCTTGGATATGCTCCACATGGGACTTACCCAACCCGTGGAGCGTAACTTAGCGTCTATGTTCGCTATGAAAGGAAGTTGTCCCAACCGAGTTCCCAAGAGACCTTGGATAGCGGGCTGTGCCCACTTATTGAGCACAGCCGCCAGTTTTTGAGCGTTAGAGTACATGGTCATCATCAATTACATCCGCAACATCCCGTATCACAAACCTTACGCTGCGGGATCACCAACTCGCTCAATGCTGCTAGATCCGCGATCTGCTGTTGCATGCATTTCAATGTAGCGGTGTTAGTCCCATTGTAAACGGCTTGGTTCATGTTAATTGAGGCTTGTTCCTCCTTGTTCCTGTTGATGATTGTCAACAAGCGGTCATAAACATCCGCCAACTTTTGGTCAGTGTAAGTGTTGGATTTCAACAAGGCGATCTCAGAGTCCTTAGCGGAAATCTTATCCATCATCCCAGCCTCATAGCGGGAAATAGGCCTGTCTTCGGATGTGATTACCTCAACCGGACCGCCATATCCAGCGTTCCTTACGTTGCCACAACCACCCAAAAGATTCCCGGCGTTCAATCCCAAGAAAGAAGCGATACCTGCGGAAGCTCCCACGGTGTTGTAATTACCTTGGCCTTGCCCGGTGACACTGTACTCCTCACCATTCATTCCTTTAATTCTCATAACCTAGATTTTTTAATGATCATGTCCGGGTATCCCGGACACCACAAAAATCCAGAGAAGTCCATACCATGGGAAATATCTTGTTCCTAGCTTATTCCTTATTCATTCCTAGTTTGTTCCTGACCTCCCGGTCAAGCATATGTATCATCCAATTACGCCTTATCCTATCTGGAAAATCGTTCTTGATCCTATTAACGCCCCGTCTGGTAAGCCCTGTAAGATCGGCCACAACTTTCTCCGAGTACCCCTTATCCAAGAGTATTATAATGAGGATACCACGGGCGTTAACGCATTCCTCACGGTTAAATGACATCATGTCTACGGGATCAACCCCGCATACCTCACCTGCGATACAAATCACTCGCTTGTAAAACTCTTCGACCTTGTTCATATTCATATTTTAATTGAACATTAATAAAGCCACGCATGTTATATCAAGGAAGCCCCGAAAAACACACATGGCTTGGCTATGTTTTCCTTCGTCCGGGTCGAATCAGAGAAGGAATAGGGGCTTTACCCCGCACGCATTCATAAATAAATATTAAGCTCGCTTGATCGTGAGATTCGGTGGGCTTAACCTTTTTCACCAAATCCTATAGAACCCGCCTATCCCTACATAGGGAGACAACCCGTGTTTACCGATCCCATAACCGGCTATCGCACCGATTCCCCATCTACGTGGGGAGATCGTCTTGGTTATATACTCAGTCCTTCTATAAACCTCGATGTAATCGAGATTTGGCTTGTAACCCGAAATCGACAGTTTATAATCATCCGTCTTGTACTCCTTGTTGGTTATCGGCACCGGGACATATACAGGTTCCTTTACCGTGTCACCGTCCAACGTGATATAAACAGGGAACGGCTCAGGTATTGTTTGTACCAGTGTCTCATAGACCGGGTACGGGATGCTGTCATGTATCGTGTCAACATAAGTAAACCTGTCGGTCTTATGTATTTGATTGCCATCCACATCCCCCCGGATATGGTAGCCAGCCGTGAAACTGGCTACCAAGCACACTAGTATTAATATTACTTGCCAAGGTTTCATATATTGCGATACTCCTCCTCGGCATTAAAACACGGACACATCTTCATCCACTCGTCCGGTTCAATCTTACCGTTACCGTTAAGATCCGGGGATAGGTCACGATGACCGCAGATCCTACTATCCGGGAACTGTACGACCAAATCCAACAACAGCCTTATAATCGACTGTCTCTGTGCCTCCGTACGTGTATCATCCGGATTCCCGTCCGGATCAAGACCACCCTCATAGCATATTCCTATACTGTTCTTGTTATATCCGGTCACATGAGCCGGAATCAATTCCAATGGACGCATAGATACTATCTCCCCGCTCTTCCGGATATAATAGTTATAACCCGCGGAGTTGAATCCTCTCGCCTTGTGGTCTCTCTCTAATTGCTCAGGGGTATAATCCTTATCTACCCTAGTGGCTGAACAATGGATCACGATCAAGTTGATTTTCCTGTTAATCGTTCTCATATCAATTATTTTTTTATACTTTTATGCGCTTTGTTAACCTTGCTATCCTCCCTTGCGAAAGACAGGAAGCGAAAATTTATTCGGCTCCCCTATCCTTTTGGATCTGGGGAGCCTTTTTTATTCTTTGTCTTGTTATACTCATCCAAGAAATTGACCTTTCTGATAAATTTCACGGCGGCAACCCAATACAAGAAGGCTATCACCTTGTTATCCGGGAATACCTTGCCCATGTTCTTCAATACATTAGTACCATAAAACCATATCATCGCCCACGTGATCCAAGATACGAAAGCCTTGGCGTTATCCTCCGATATATCCATCATCACGCCTATCCAGAACGAGATGATTATGATCAGGAAATAGACTAGCATGTACACCCAGCTACGGATGAACTTGCTCTTCCGGAAATCCCCGTGATCCGCGGCCAACCCCCAGAACGTATCGATGAAGGCCAGCGACAGGATCACCACCAAGAAGTTCTCGATAGGCGAAACAAAGTCCATCGCCGTTACTACGGCAGCTATGGCGATGGACTTGGCCCAGTTAGCGAGGTCGGATATGTAGGAGAGGTAACGGTACATATATTTTAATTTAATTCTGATCCATCCATATTTACCCATTTAGTCCCATCCCAACAGATATACTTTTTCACGGAGGTATCGTAAAACAAACCTCCATCATCTAGTTCCGATAGGATAGGTCTTTCTAATGAGGTTCCTTTACCTTTAATTAAGTTGATTTGATTTAATACAATGTTAATTGACTTATTAATTATTTCTTTAAAAGAAATAGACTCATTATCGTCTTCATTCCATCCTCCCGCCTCATGATCAGCCGTGAACTCGTACAAGAGACCGCCGTAATTAACGATCTCGCCTTTTACGTAGGGCTTGGTATCGGAGAATACAGGGTACGTATCTAGGCCGACCAAAGAGGATACGCCTTTCTGGTTAATCACGGCAACCTCGCTATCTCCGATCGTGCCCACAACACTGGTTGGATTAGAGGGGTATTCCAGATCATTCCAATGTGTGACACCGTCACCTATCTTATAACCTTTACCTCCGTCGATGACGATTCCTATCTCCCCTTCCGAAAGAACAGGGTTAAACTTAGCCCAGTTCGATGCCGTATCTCTTCTTTGTAATACTCTGTCCATATTCCTTAAATTATTTTATCATAATGATATTACTGTCCTTATAAGCTAATCCAAATCTTGTTTCATAATAACATCTGACGTAATATCCAGAGGCATAATCCTTCACATCCTTCATGATTACGTTAAAAGTATTGTCTTTTATGAAATCCTTGCACATCACGGCATTATGCCCCATGTATCCTTCTGGGGCCGGAAAATACGGATACTCTCCTTCCTCCGCTTCTATTAGGTATATTACGTTATACCAGCTAGGTTTTACATTGTCGCTGTATCCTGTCAACCTCACTGTAATATCATCCAAGATAACATCACCCATGTCTATCACAGATAGTTTAGCGTGAAGATCATCATTATCGGTATACAAATCATACTCTGCCGTCCCTGATAGATATGGTCGCACGTTATATAGCTCGATCCCGTTCACGATTTTAGAGGACATTCCCGATAAAAGGTATCTATTCGTATTGCTTCCATCAGAAATATTAATATGATCCCCGTCTTTGACCGCTATAAAGACATCTTGCCCTTGCTCAAAATAGGTCCTATCCCCATATTCAGAAATGACATTCTCGCTATATTCTATTTTAGGCAAAACCGGTATCCTTTGATTTTGGAAACGGTATAATTTAAAGACCCTCTTATCATGAGGATCTATCCCTTTAAGGATTTTCTCAAACCCATCTTTATCGTAAACCGTTTCCATCATATTATATCCTCCTTGCTCCGTAACGACGATATTATAGATGCCATCCTCATCCACATTGACAGAGGAAACAACCTTACAATGCCCGGAAGTCCACAAAATATCACCTATGTTTATTTGCTCGATATCAACATAGGTGATCTCCTCGGCAACCTCCGGAATCTCCGTCGTGGTATAATATATCTTTTGACCAGATATATAAGATCCAAAAGTAGAGCAAACGGTACCATAATAAGAGCCTCTTCTAGTGTCCTGTCCGTAACCTTTACTATATAAAACACTTCCCTTATTCTTTACCGCTGAAAAAAAGGAGGAGAGACCACGGTTATAGTAAATGTCATTACCAAAATTAAACACGGAGCTATAAGGAAGGCCACTTATAGCCCCACTGTAATATGACAATTCTTGTGAATTACGAGGTATATTACCTTCGGGTTGCCACGTCGTGAAAGTTTTATCTAAAAACGCCCTCATCAATCGATCCTCATAAGTCTTTCCAGATCCTCCCGATCCTCCAGAGACCCAAGAACCCCAACCCGATGTGGTACGATATCGGGAGAACATCTTCCCGCTTGAGGCTATGACTATTTGCACGGTACGGCTTAACTCGGTATACTCCGTCCGGAAATAAGGGAATAATAGAAGTACGCCTCCGTAACTAACTGGTGCGTTTTGAGGAACCGAGCCCGATATCCACGAGTATATCCCGATATGAGAGATCTCATCTAAATTGTTATCCGAATTTAAAATTCTTCTGTAAGTGAAAGTATTGTCTACGGTGTTATCCAATATGGATTTTTCAGCAGGACTGTTCCAATCACCCCATTCTCCACTACCTTTATACCTGACATACATTCTCCCATAGTAATCGAAGACTTGCTGGACAATTCGTTGTTTTAAGACATCTTTATCTAGGAGATAGGGAAATACGCTCATTAAACCTAAGCTTTGTACCGGGGAATTTAGAGGAACCTCATCATTTGCCCATGTATAAATTCCAATTTGAGTACACAAGTCTAAATCATTTGAGCTTTTTAAGTTCACACGATTCAAAAATGTTTCATTAGAAAGCGTTTTCTGGCTAATGGATACATCCTCGCTATCCCCAATTTCTTGTACGATACCTTCTGCCTTCAAATATTCAAGGTCATTCCAACGGTTCACGCCATCACCGATCTTTCTCAATCTGGTATCCGTCTCAAATCCGACCTCACCTTCCATGAGAATAGGGTTCACCTCTCTCCATCTTGTCGACGTATCTCTTCTTAACTGAATTCTTTCCATAGGTAAATAATTTATGAGTTACACCAAATAAGCGTCAGCCCCACCGCAATCGATGGTTCTTGTCCCACCATAATTACTATCAGCCCTACCCCCGTCAAAGATAGAGGCCTTTATCTCGTTAAGTGAGCCTATATCAACGAACTTACTAACATTGTCCTTCCATACGTAAAGATGATATGGGGAGGAAGTTCCTACAGCGTAAGCGTCACCGATATTAGCGGTGGAAGGCAAAGCATCCGCCGTATCCCTGAATTCCAACAAATCATACCCATCCCCCTTCTCTCCCTTGGCCCCAGTATTTCCCATAGGGATTCCAAAGTCGAAAATGGCGTCCTTATCCCCGCTAACGTTCGTTACCGAAGCCTTGCTACCTGCGGGTAAAGTCTTTACCTCCCCCACCTTTACGCTTGGCGTTATGTCAATGAGCGGAAAAAGATCATACCATATCTCTTCATCGTAGCTATATTTTACGTATCCACCAGCCAAGCGAAGGTGTGGAACTTGTCCGTTGTCCCCTTTAGGCCCCTGTGCCTTGAAGCCGGTATCAACGCCATCTTGAAACCAATTTCCGTTAGAGCCTATGGTTATGTTACCCCCGACCGGAAGGGCGTCCGTTATCCTAGTCCAAGAGGAGTCAAGACGGAAGAAATCATCGGCGATACAAAGATCATAGGTGAGCTTCTCCGTTATCGTCTCCTCGTCAAGGTTCTTGTAAGTGATTATGATACCCTTCCTTCTCATCCAGAAAGGTAACTGTACGCGGGTATCCCCCGCCGATCCCATCCAAGGCAAATACACGTTGTTGCATTTCCACAATATGGAATCAAGCCTCTCTTTCGTCCTAGCGTCATATACGGCCTGAATGTATGTCAACGGATAGATCGGAAAACGCTCGTTCTTATCCTTGGCCAGCTTGTCTAGCTGCTGTACGCTATCCCTCTCGTAACCCTCGCAAATATCTTTTCGCTCTTCCATGATGTATCGTGCTTTAGTTCGTTATACGTAAAATATGTTGTAGCCGGCGTTCAACTTCAAGATCAAGTCTAGGTCATTAGCCTTTACCCAATCCTCGCCTTCCTTCTTGTAAAGGGCCAGCTTGAATACGCTCGTATTATCTCGTTGATCTAACTTGTAGGTGTTCCCGGCCAGATAGAAAGGCTTACCTACCATTATGCGCTGATTGCCGTTCTCCGTAAGATCGATGTTCTTACGGCCTTTGTACAATGTCCTTACCTTAGGCTTGTAGATAGAGAATACAAGCTTGAATATCTTTCTGATGATCGTGTATATGAATTGTCTCATGATTATAATGTTTTAATGGTTATACGGTAGCTCCGGTGGCATCGACCCAGTTCGTGCCTGTCCACCAAATAGGCTTACCTAATGTTGTGTCAAAAGTTGGAAATCCTACAGGTAACTCAGTAGTAGAAGGTCTTGAGGTCGATGTACAGGAATCTACACCCGAAACCAGATTAAATTTTTTATTGGCTGTATCAGTACACACATATAAACCTTTTCCATTTGCCCGAACAGTTCTATTTTGGTAAAGTGCTCCAATTCCACAACTAAATACACCATTTGGGTCTCCTTCTCCTGTAAATAGGCCTAAGTTACCCTTTAATAAAATGTCTCCATTTCGGGTAATACTTGTAACTATACTATTATCTGAGACAAAATAAAGATTATTTGTAATTGGTGAAACTCCTATTCTTTTCTTCGCTTCACCTGCCGTTAATAATATTTCTAATGTACCACTCCTAAGACTCGCATCAAAATGAACATTGGCATTATCCCTCCCTTCTACATTTCTAAAATTAAAATGATAATCTTGTGCTGGAGTACTCAAATTAAAACCAAAAAAAGCATTAGTTTTATTAATTACCATCATATTGGTAAGCCCATTTCCCCCTGCAATATCATTTCCTACTATCTTGAAATTAGAGAGAGCATCATCCCTATCCGTCCCATCAGGTTCTATTGTATTAGAACCTTGACCTATGCCCCAACAGATTTTCCCATTATTACCTACAAAATAAGTAGCTCTTCTGTTATTAGCCTCAACAGGATCTCTATCATTGCTAAGCATCATGTAAGGATGCCAATTAGCTCTCACCATGAATCCTCCTCCATCATGCTTGCCATCCATTGGGTTTCCTTCTGTCATAAAGAAGTTTCTAATCTGGGAGCCATCTCTTGATGGAAGATTATATGTATTCCCTTTTGATTCATCCTTTACGATGATATTATTAGACACAGTAGTATACACCCATGTAGATGGAGTATTTCTTTCATACCCATAGTTTATTTCTTGTGGAATAAGCAACTCCCCTCCACCAACGTTATCTAACTGTTTTATTGTTTCTTTTATGGAATCCAAATTTAGGTCTTTTGAGCTAGAAGGAGAAGCCCCGAACATCGTACATGATAAGTCCCCATTTAGAATGCCCGAAAGAGTGATATTATCAAAAATTCTCGATCCATCTTCCATTAAAGAAGTTCCATTCAATATTACTATTCCATTCCTCAAACTCCCCCCTTGGAATTTCAACACGCAATTCTCCGGCACCTCGATCGTCTGCCCAGCGAGGCAGTAATCGTACTGGATGATATAAATGGTGTTCGGTTTTCTCATCATGTGTTGCGTGAGCGTGTTCACGCCGTTCACGTAATGCTTCCGGAGATACACACGTCCCATGCCGGAGTAATCCTTCGGGGCGTATTCCTTGTCTTTTAATTTTAAGGTCTGGTTATCCGTAACGGTTATATCCTCCTCGTCCGGAAGGTTGGTTATGCTCTTGTTACCTATCAATTGCTTCGTAGCCTCGGAAAGATCGTCCGGATCGACGGAACCGGGCTTCAAGTCCGTTACCTGCTGGTTGGTGATGTCGATTATCTCGTTCCTCAATCCCCTCCGGGTGATATACGTATCACGGATAACGTTACCCTCATGGTCTCTCCAAGCACGGTCTACCGTGATCTCCGGGGTAAGGTCGATGTCCGGCTTGAAACCGGCGGGACGGGCTGATACCGGGGCGTGACTCTTGATCTCATCAACGATATTCCCCATATTATTAACCTTGTCCTCCGCTTCCTCTACCCGATCACCAAGATCATTTGTATCATTTCGAATGTCCTCTATAGCCTCGTCTTGTTTCTCCAACTCATCGGTAATGGCCTTTTGGCTCATGGTGTCAACCTCGCTATCACCACGGGAATCGAGTACGCTTACATAACGCTCATGCTTCAGCCACTCTCCTTCCGTACCGCTCCAGTCCCCACGTAATACGGCCAGCTCGTATGAGGACAAGCCATCATAGCCATAAGTGGCGGTAGAGGTCTTTACTTTCAGCACGACGACACCTTCTCCGATATTCGTAGCCTCGTCCTCAAATTCGGTAATAGAGAAAAGATCCTCTTTCTTGGAGCGGCATACGCTTCGTGTATCAAAGACATGATCCATATTCTTGACCCATATCGCCTCGATAGAGTAAGTTCCTTCTTCCAACCCTGAAGGAATGTCTACATAAAGCGTACCTTTGTCCGCTCTCGCTTGAAGTAGATATTTCTCCCGGTTGCCTAATAGAAAAACCTTTACATTAGATCGGGAGAAATCCTCTTTCACCGGGCTTATCCCCTTGTAAATAGTCCACTCTACCCGAATTAACCTGTCCTTGAATATGTATACCATGATTCTATAGTCTTGTTATTGATTGGAGTTGGCCCCGGATGGATTGACACCCATAAGAACCAACGCTTGATTAAACATACTGTCCGCGTGCTGATCCCTGTAAGTAAGCAACGTGAGGCCGGATATATAATAGATCAGCGCCTTTTTCAGCTTGGTGCTTACCTCCAAGCTATCCGTTATATCCTCGTCCGTTATGATCCCGATCTCGAACGTGTCGGATTTATCCTTCGCCTTATATAGCTCCAATGTCTTACCCGGCCTCATGGTCAACGCCAGTTTAGGTCTTTCCCATGTCCCCGTTGCGTATGGATCCGACAGCGTGGCGTATTCCTTATCGTTCCAATAGATAGGATCTGAAATAAATAAAGGCCATGATGATAGCCTAGCGTAACAAATCCGAGAGTAGTTCTCCGGCAAGCTTACATGAGCGACAAGATCTTCCTCTATGGTTCCGTCCGTTATTATCTTGTTTGGTTCCAACAGGCCCCAGTCTGCGTTACCGTTCACGAAGCGCAACGCCTCCGATATCTTGGACTTGATAATCGTGTCCATTTCCTCGTTATCCTGCGTTCCTAGGAACTCAGCGTCATTAAGCCCGATCTCGTCTATGCAGATCTTGACCTCACTCACTATGTCGCTCACGCTAATATCCATATCATTTCATGTTCGGGAACGAGACACTTAATTTATCCTTTAACTCCTCGAGCATATCATCGTTCTCCACTTTATAGCCCATTTTGGCGAAATAGTCAATAGCATCATTCACGTTCTTTACGGTCTTGACCTCTTTCACTTGTTTTTCCCGGCCTCTCGAGTTCCTCATGACCGAGACACCAGACACATCATCGTCTTTTAACGTAGAGACGAGCCGGATAGACGTACCAAATCGGCAATCATTCTCGATAGCGTCTTGTACGAAAGGGTTGCTAGTCCGTAGTAAGGCGTTCTTGCCATTGATGAAATTACCGCCCTTGAACTCCATGCTGACCCTTGTGCCGCAGTATATAGTACGGAGCATGCAATTATCCTTGCCTACCAACTCATATGTTTTCGTGATCATTCGATTGATTTTATTAGACCCACCGTGCGTTTGCTCCGGTGGGTCTTGTTTGACAATATTACAGTTTACACGTTGATCTCTCCCTTGTATGGTTTCCATGCCGTACCGTCATATACATATAATCCGACGGCGTGCGTATCGTCCGCTACGGTCAAGTAAACCACATCGTCCTTTTTCGGTGTAGATACGGAACTCAGGGAAGCCACGCTGGAAACGACCGTGTCAAGCATAGACAGCTTATATCCGCTCACTGTCACGTCCGGACCGATCAGCATCGAGTTATAACCCGTAAGCATCAAGCAGTCATCCTGAATATAATATTGGGATTTGGCCTCCCGCACCTCACCGCCTTCCCCCTTGGAATGATCCACGGTAAGAGTCTTTCCTTTCTGGTAGTAATAACGCTTGGCCTCGGACATCGGGAAAGCGACGGCGCATTCCTCATATCCAAGATCGTCAAGGGCGTGCTCGACCTTGAAGTTCAACTTTCCGAAAGTGGTCTCGAAAGAGGAGATATCAATACCGATATTCTGTTTCTTGACGAATGAGATATCCTTATGTTTCGTGAAATCGATGTTCAGCAACTTCTCGATGAACTTGGTACCGCAATACACGTCCATCTCGTTCGTGTTCGAGTACTTTCCGAAAAGCATACGGGTGATACCGATAAGATCGGCGAACTCCAATGTCGAACCGATCTGGTAACCCAGCCGTAATTGTCTCAACACGCCTTTCTGGGCATACACGTATTCGGTACCTGTTTTCTTGGAGCCATACTTCACGAACTTCGTACCTACGCCGATCAACATCGTGCGTGTACATTTCTTACGGAAATTAGACAAAGTCCAATCCTTCAAGTCTTGCACGTTCCACTTAGCCTTCTTATTGATACGCTCGAAGAATTCCGTCCACGTGATTGGACATACCTTCTTCTGCAAGTAGGCGATCTCTTTCTTGGGATAAGCGGAATCCGGGGCGATCTCCACCTCACTCTCACTCATGGCCGGTGCCATGATGTGCAATCCGGTACCCGCTTTCAAATCCGGCACATACATGTTTTTTCCTTCATCCAACGGGCCATTAAGAGCGGAAACCATAATACCGTTAGCCTTATCCGCGGATATGACATAGAGGACTAACGGACTACCGTCAGAATTTCCGTTCTCATCATATCCGGTTACGCCGTCTACCAAGACAGTGTTGCACTCGGCAAATAACTTCTCGTCATTCTTATACAAGCTTAGTTTTACCTCAGCGTCCTTTTCCGTGTTGGTCACCGCCGCCTTGGTAACGCAATCCATTATAGCCTCGCCAATATTGTAATGCTCCGGTTCCTTCGTGTTGACATGGACTTGCTTGGCGAGCTTGAGGAAATCCGTGTGCATGGGATATTTGTACGCTTGAAATTTACTGACGTAATCCTCTACCTTGTTCTCGGCCAGATCAGCGTCAGTGACCGCAGATCCGGTAGCCCCCTGCCCCTGCTGATCAATACCCTTACCTGCTGCGTCCGGGGTCGCGTTCTCCAACGGCTTGCCATCATTGGGATCCGTATCACTTCCATTCTCCCCGATCTCCACGGCCATAGCCGCTCCACCAGTCAATACCGCCAAGACAAAGAACAAAGCCTTGACCCAAAACATCTTGTCTTTAAATAATTTATTCATCGCAAAAGTATTAATTGTTATTATTCTTATTATAAAAAAGGATTGTTCACGTCTTGCGTAACCGGCTTCTCCTGCCGTGCTCCTTGTCTTCCTCTCGGTCTTTCCTGCTTACCGCTAAGATCCTTTAACTTGTCGGTAACTTTCTTGTTGATCCCTTCCGCAACGCCTTCCTCCCGAGCGGCCTCCACGTCTTGGTTATAATTCATTCCCTTGGCCATCATCTCGAAAATAGACGGGTCCAATTTACCGACGATCAAGTCATCCATGACTTGATACATCTTGCCTATAACCTCCTCCGCTTGATCATCGGAAAGGCCCATCTCCGAGGCTTTCGCCCTAATCGCTTCCACGCTAGCCGGCATATTCTCCGACATTTGTTTCTCGATCTCGTCCTGTTTCGCCAGTTTCTCCAAGTAAGCGTTATGAGCGTCGGCCAGCTTTTGCGAATAATCGGGATCATCGGCCAAGGCTTTTAAGTCAAGCCCCTTATTCTGTACCATCCACACCACGGGATCGAAATCATCCTGATCCCTAGCGGCTACCATCAACTCGGCGAAAGCTGGACTCTTCGATAGGTTCTCTCGCATTTTCTTAGAGTTTCCCTCATAACCCTCATACTCGTCCATGAACTGGTTGACCGAGCCGTAGTAAGCCTCCTCGTCATCCATGTTAAGATCCGGATTCCGTTTGGCGTATCTCTGTCTGAATCTCTCTTTGTTAGATATATCTGCCATACCTTAATCGATTTTGTTTTAGGCAAAGGAAAATAATAAGGTATATCCGTTTTGTTATTTTGATTATTTTATTTAACCCATGAACCCTAAGAATAATCAAACATGTGAATCTATTTTTTATCTTTGTGATGTTCACCAAAACAAGCGTTCTTTATGGTTAATGGCGTAGATTTCATCCCAGAGCGGGACATGGAGCTTTACGAAGCTTATAGACGTGCTTTGAAGATGAGGGAAGTGAAATCCCACCGAGAGGCGGTAATGAGGGCTATATCCTCACATGCCTCTAGGTTCTGGATCTCCACCCTTCAAGCGTATAGGGGAATCCTGCTGATCAGGAAAGGGAAGACCAAGGAAAAGGGTCGATCGATCAGGAACAAGATGATCGATGACATTTATGAGATTTACAAAGAGCTGGAGAAAAAGAGAGAATTCAAGGGAAGCTCCGTTTATTTCATCACCTCTTTCGCGGTCTATCAAACGGCCCCCTGTTTTTACATATCCTATTCACGGGCGTTGGCGATAATACAACGCATCAACCGGGAAAGGAAAAATGGAAGGTAAGCTAAAAAGACTGATTCCTTCATTAATAATCGCCTTGACAAGCGTCATACTCCAACTCGCAGGTAAACATTTCTATTTCGATACCAATTCCATACCATACGACCATTTCCTTTACACGTTCACCCACGCGAACATCTTTCATTTATCATTAAATCTTATCGCCTTATTCCAGTTTAAGCCTCGTGTGAAAACATGCCTGATCGGTTACGTGTCTTGCGTCTTGGCCTCGTTCGTACCACTAGCCTCATTGCCGGTTCCTACATGCGGCATGTCCGGATTTATCATGGGATGTTACGCTCGCAGATATCACGCCTATAAACTAAGCCTTTGGAGAATAATATTGAGCAATATCGTCATGGCGTTTATCCCCTTATTCAACTGGAGGATACACTTGCTGTCATTCCTAATAGCCTATATCATCTATGGAGTCATACAGAAAATTAGCGTTCACGGAAGAGGTTGAGTCTATATTGGCCGAGAATAACAAGAGGCTGAAAAATATATTCGGCACGCACGACCAATTCACGGGGCGTGGAATGGAGGGGCATAGCCATAGGGTTGTCATAGATGATTACCCCATAAGGGTGCAGTGGCTTACCGAGGAGGTTTTCAAGAACGATCTGTATCAAGATGTTCTGAAAGCTGGTTCCATAAAGGACTACACGATAAGGTTCAACGAGCTGTACCCGGATTCAGATGGGATAAATGAGGAGGACGTGGCCAACATGCTATTTTGGGCTCGTTGCTCGAGAGACCCCTCCTTCGCCTTTTTCTCGTTATTTAAGATCAAGTCGAAAGAGGCGGGAGAAATGATCCCCTTCGAGCTTAATTACGCCCAACGTTACGTGCTATCCGTTCTGGAGGAAATGAGGCATAAGGGAGTCCCGATCCGTATAATATTATTGAAAGCCCGGCAATGGGGAGGTTCCACCTTGGTACAGCTTTATATGGCGTGGATACAGCTATTCGTCATGGAAGGATGGTATTCCGTAATTATAGCCCAGACGAAAGATACCGCCAAACGTATCAAGGCCATGTATAAAAAGGTTCTCGATAATATCCCGGGATTTATATATGGTGTTGACAAGCTACAATTCGCCCCTTACGAGCATTCGGCGTCCGACTCCATAATCACCGACCCGTCCGGGAACAAGGTACGTGATAACGTGATAACCGTGGCATCTTATGAGAATTTCGAGTCAACACGTGGTATGGACTATGCCATGGCTCACTTCTCGGAGGTAGCCTACTGGAAAACAACGGATGGCAAATCGGCGGAGCAGGTTATAACAAACATAGACTCGAATATATTGGAGAGACCGTTGACCATGGAGATCTCCGAGTCTACAGCTAATGGCATGGCCGGTTATTTCTATGATGAGTACCAAATGGCCAAGGAGGGCACTTCATCCCGTAAGGCGCTATTCATACCGTTCTTCTTTATCGAGAACGACATGATAAGATTCAAGGACAAGAAAGAGACCCGGCTTTTCATACTGGATCTATTAGAGGGAAGGGATGTCACGACCTCCCCTAATGACAATAGCGAGCCGGGACAGTATCTATGGTCTCTATGGGAAAAAGGAGCTACGCTGGAGCACATCAAATGGTATATCAAGAAAAGGGCCTCGTTTCATGATCACGCCTCGATGGCATCCGAGGCACCATCCGATGATGTCGAGTGTTTCAAGTATTCCGGTAATCTCGTGTTCAATATCTATACGATCGAGGTAATGCGGGAAAGATACGTATCACCCCCGGAGTTCATTGGCGACATATCCCAATCAGAGAAGACCAAGAGGATAATTCTCACCAAGAATCCGAACGGCCTGTTGAGAATCTGGAAGAGGCCCGATGATACAAGGACATCCAACGAGTATCTTGTTATTGTCGATGTCGGTGGACGTAGCAAGAACTCAGACCCCTCATGTATAACAGTGATAAACAGATGGAATTTACGATTTAGCGGAGGAAAGCCGGAGGTGGTAGCCAGATGGCACGGTCATATACGATATGACTGGCTCGCCTACAAAGCCGTCAAGATCGCCAGATACTACAAGAACGCCCTTCTCGCCTTCGAGAGCAATACGTTTGATAAGAAAAAATCAGAGGCATCCGAGTTCGTGGAGGAAGGCGATCATATTCGTGGCATACTGAAAAAGATAGAGGATATCTACCCTAATCTTTACATGCGAGCGGCGACGGATCCCGAGGACATAAGGAACGGCATATACAAGAAGATAGGCTTCCAGACCAACAAGAAGACCAAGCAGGACATGGTGGATAATTTCATAGTGGCGTTCGAGGACGATATGTTTATAGACCCGGATGAGCGTATGTACAAGGAAGCGTCAAAATACGAGCAACGTCCGGACGGTAGTTACGGTAATATTCCCGGTCGTGGCAATCACGACGATATATTGATGACAGACATGATAGGAGCGCTCATATCAGAGGATATGCCTAAGCCTTCTATAATCAAAGAAGAATCAACGGGATATCTTGATTCATATCCCAAAAATGAGTCGAGTTTATAGCGTGCGCATGAACGTTTCCCCTGTAAAAATCAATATTAGATAAATAAAATACGACTTATTTTTTACTAATATAAAATAAATAGAGTATATTTGCGTAGTCACTGATTAGAATATAAGACGTGACACACATTGTGGCGTTAAAGATATCGTCTCCTATAAAGACCTAAATTCCCCAAATTTATAAACATAACAGGGAGCCGATAGCAACAATACGCCCACGTTATTTGTATATATAATCTATATATAAGACGTGGGCCGTTGCTTACTACCTGTTATGTTGGCGTGGGGACGCCGGGTCTTGGTAGTTGCGACGGCGCCACGTTTTTTATGCGTATATGGTATGTTATATATTTATAACCCCTTATGGCTCTCATCCGTGATGGACTGGAGTCATTACTTAAAGATATTACACTAGGTTGTATTCATAAAATAATTTTATCAATGTCATACCGCTCTTTCGTGAGAACCAGAGGTATATTTATGTCAAGGGGATAGCTTTGGAGGATGGGGGCACACTCCTTTCCTTATGGCATAAAATATAGTTTGAATAAATATTTCCCGCTTCCCTTGGGTGGTATTGGGAAGCATTTTAAGACGGATATACCCACCGTTGCTATTCCGGGAGGATCGGCAATGATGATTAAGTATGTCTTTGTTTAGATATGGATTTAGATATTACAAACGCTCTAGTTCGTGAGAATCGGATCGTTTAAGGTTGTCTGAAAACCATTCATATAGATTATAGTTAAATAATAAAAACTCCCTTGTCCGTGAGGATTTGGGGAGTTTTCTATTTTAGATACCTCAAAACGATCAATAGCTTCATCCCATAGGAAATATACTTCGTTAGCAGAGCAAGTACGGTTCTAAAACAAATTAACTTTATTACCTATCCAAGGGAAAAAGAACGTATAAACCGAAGCGAACAAGAGTAATAAACAAGGTGTATGAAATTCCGTTGATAATTGAATGCAGAACAACCATAGCGATATGAATGCCAATGTTGAATATAATGAAAGCCGGAAAGCGCTATCTCCTCTTTTCTTAGAAAATTCATATACAGTTCCTATATAGTACAAAAAGAACGGTATAATGACCCAAAGCCATGTAGATACGCTAAGAACTTCCATATAAGTATCAAAAGCTTTTACATACACATGATTCTCATCGCTAAATTCGGATGGAGATGGAATATAAAAAAACGCTATCACTGAAAGCAAAGCGGGAACAAAAAAAGGAATATATTTCTTCTTTATATTTGGCATAGTCTTAAAATTTTATCCTAAAAGATCCTTCTTGTTCCAATTCCAAGCACAACTACACTCATTGTTATCATAAAGATAAGGCTTCCCGGTTTTATCATTAAACTTTATCTTTATACTTACCGTGTTTTCATTCTTCTTTATACATCCTTCATAAGCCGCCTGATCTATTTGCTGTGGAGTGAAAGAGAAGAACATATTACGGGAAATCCCATGATCATCATACCTTGCTACAATAATATATCTTATTTGTGCGGACATAAATTGGTTGAACCTATCTGTTTTTATCTGCGCATAAACACGCCCATCCTTTATGGTCGTAGTCTTTACCTGTACATAATAATAGATATTATCCTTTACCGCTATTATATCTACGCCCTCATCGACCATCATCCTATTTGCATTGTAACCGGAAAACAACAGCTCTGATATCACGGCGCATTCTCCGGCGGTGCCTGTATACTCCACGCTGGGCAATAGATCCACTATAGGTTTAGGATCTGATCTTTTTTTTCTCTTACTATATTTACCGTTAGAATATTTGAGCTCGGATTCGTCCCCTCTTCTCTTATCTATGGATATAAGTTCAACCACTTTATTTTCTATACGACTTCTCTCTTCAGAGTCAACTATTAATTCATCAGGATGAATTAATGAAACTATTATGTCTTTTATTTCTTTCATCCGCTTCGAGTCTGAATAATTTTTAAATACAGACAATATCAGCTCTATAGTCACATCTTGCTCAATAGGCATATCAATATTTTCTTCCATGGTAAAATAGATTTAGGTTTCACAAAAGTACTTCATTATTTTACATGAAGTATATTATACAATCTGTTTGATAACATATAGCGGGTGACACCAACGTCACCCGCCACTTCTCCTATTTACCATTAGCTATCTCATTCATCATAGCTTTCAAATCGTATAACTCCATTTCCAATCTTTCATCATCTACCTTCTTCAAATACTCACCCATTGATTGATACAATTTGTTAAGATTATTAAACTCTACATATCCACGATATTCATCGCTCATCATAAGATCATTCAATTTTTTCTGATACTCTGCTATATCAAAACTATCGTTCTGTGGATTAGACAATTCTTTACGATATCCTCTCAATCTTTGTCCGATCTTATCCATTTCCTCCAAATTCTCATAATAAGCGTTATCTATGGCTTTCTTTTTCGTCCGCTCATCACCACTTTTTATAAGACGGTTCCCGACAGGGATATTCCTCCAGTCAAAATCACGACTACCCCAAGCGGTTTCAGCGGATTTGACCATCTGCGCACGTGTAGCCTCGATACCTCCGAAATAGCCGTCCAATATATGCTCTATAATGGCCGGGTTCAGATTAACCGCACCGATAGTGTATTTATCTCCACCGGTCAACTTATTGGCATATTCAGTCATCGCCAATATAGCGGGATCCACGCTCTTGAAAGCCTTCGTCCATTCAGGCATACCCTTGTTGAAATCGTTATCCTTATATAAAGGCAAACCTGTCCAATCCTTGTTATCTCCGGCCTCAATCAATGGCTTTACCGAGCTTGGGACGAAAGCGGAGAATCCTCCACCTCCCTCCATCATGTCCAAAGGAAGAACCTGTGACATTTGCTCCGCTATCTTCATGGCCATCTTTTTATCGGTATACTTCTCCTTTCCGGAAACTATTCCAGAAGACATTTCTCCTAGTCCATATATAGCCCTTAACTCTATGGGCATAGGAATTGTAATCCAATTTCCTCCACCGTTACGGAAACAGATATTATTACGTCTCACGTATTCCGGAAGATCGTAGTAATCATCATCTTCATCATCCCCAAAAGCGGCAGCGATCATAGGCATGATAGTGCCAAGTAAATAGAAAGAGGACGCTAACCCCAAGAATTTCTTGGGATTATCCTTGGCTAGCCTTCCGAAATTATACATACCTTGTACACCAGCGTTCCAAAACACATACATGGATCTTGACAATCCGGACGTGAAAGCGCTAGCGTTACCTATCTTGGTCTGCCCCTCAGTATTCAAGAATTTTGAACCCGCCCCTTTCTTATTGAAGTTTACGGATATCTCCTTAGCGTCATAAATGGATTTATCCATGCTCCGCCCCATTTCCCTAGAAGTAATGAACGCGGCGAACCTAGCGCAATTCTCTACGCTCTTATTGAACAAGTCCATCCATTCGCCTAGTATTTTCAAAGCCTTTCCGATAGATACCTTTTGCTTGGAGTATTGAAGTTCTTTTTGGATCGCCTTCTTCTTGGCTTCCACGTCTCTCAAATTGGTGTATCCGGTCTCTCCTCCTCTCATTACAAAATCATGATATGCCTTATTCAATGGATCGCTCATATCCAACGTACCGTTCTCATACCCCTTGACCAGACGATACATATTGATCGGGTTTACCATAGCGAAATTCTTATTGAACTTCCATGCGTATACAGGACTTTCCTTGACCCATACGGTAGTATTCGAATAAAGAGCGTCACGGAGGAAGTTACTTACCATGAAATTCGGGTTACGTGTCGTAAAATTAGCCGCCAAGTTTCGATTCAGCCATCCGGCGTATCTCTCCACGGTACCAAACCATCCTTTCGTATTATCCGGGTTTGTAAGCCCGTTCAACGCTTGAGCGGCCCTTGGGTTCCCGTTTATGGTAAGTAAGTATTCTTTGCCGGCTCTCTTTACGATCACTTGATGCTCCTTCAAGTCCTTTGGCAATATCTTGTAAGGTATCCCTATAGCATCCCTTGAACGTCTAACATTAGATCCTTTTTCATTGGATAGCTCCTCCATGCGTTTGTTGAAAGATTCCACGATAGACTCCACCTGTTCCGGATTGGCGTTAGATGGTATATCCGGGAAAACGGCGATCCACTCACCGGAAGCCTCGTCAAGACGAACCCACATTTCGCTTACGCTCACGAGATCCGTCTTATGGTTTTGTACCATTGTCAAAAACTTTTGCTTCATCAAGTTCCTATTCCCTTGCATGATTCCGCTCTCTGCCATATTAGCGATCGTCGCTATAGGATCGTCAGCCTTGCTCTTTCGCCCAACGACAGTCTTTATAGGGGCGTTGAACGTTTGGCTTTCGGATGTAAGATAAGCGTAAACCTCATCTGCCGTAGTCTCCTCCCATCCACGCAAAGGCACATAGAACTGATACATATCGCTGATCGAATCAAACGTATTTTGGCTCATAAGCCCGCTATCCCGTTGCTTTGCCAATATAGCGTCAGTGGCTCTTTTGACAGAGGCCGATAATTCCGATGTATCATATCTTGACTCGTAATCCAATACGTATCTCCTTGCGGAATCCGGATCATACCCCGTGTTATCCTCGTTAGGATACATGGACGTGAATCCGCTGAAATCATCAGAAAGATTAGCTCCGTATTCCTCGGAAAGCCTATCCATTTCTGATTGCTGCTCTTCCCAAGACCTACCGTTCTCACGTATCTCATTCCTTCTCCCGATATACTCGTCAAGCAGGGATTTATATGTTTCCGAGTTTTGTGACAACACTCGTTTAACGGCCATTTCCCTGTTACGCTCAATACCATGCTTGGTTATAAGGTAATCCCTTATCTCATCAATGGTGGATCCCATCTTTTCCAAACGTGAGATCGCTTTTAAGATAGGCTCGAAAGCCGCTTTCCTATAAGCGTTGAACTCCGCTTCATTAACGGAGGAAAGGGCATTCTCGGCCATATAAGCGTTCTCATAATCCAATATACGACTCCTCGTTGCCTTTGCCACGGCATCCTGCAATGTTTTAAGCCCTAGCATAGAATCCTGAAACGCCTCCTGAAATTGATAGGACGATGTAGATAGGGTACGCTCATATTGATCTTTGGCGGAACCTACCTGTTTCTCTACTACTTGGATATCATTATCAGCGAACAATACCGACTCATTCCGCGCGTTCTCCCTAAAACGGATTGTTTTCTCGGCGAAAGAGAAATCATCCGTCTTTTCCCTTACGCTTTCTCCAACGCCTCTACCCTTGTTTTCAGATCCTGCACGTCCGATGACAGTCCGATCACCGCCGATTCCATCCCGGACACTTCCGTTCCTATCGCCCGTATCTCCTCCGTCAAGTTGGTCTCCATCGTTGTCAACTTGGCCGTCAGTCTTTTTTCCATTTCGGTCAGTTGCGTTTTCAGTTCCGTCAATAGCGTTTTCAACTCCCCTTGGTTTGTCGATATGGTCTCGTTCACTTTCGTTTCCGTTCTCATCAACGCCATCGATTGTCTCGAGTTCCCTTCCAGTACCTTTTGTTTCAGAAGGTTGTTTTCCTTTTTCAGGTTCAATATCTCTTGCGATTGATCCATTTTCGTTCAAATTTATATTGTTAAGACTTAATCTATTTCTCATCACGATATCCTCGGCCACATCCATCAAGTTTCCTTGCTCCAAGTTCTTATAGCTTCTCCAGAGAATATAACGGAGGTCATTATCCGATAACTTGAAATCAAGACTAATACCTGCCTTTCTCAACATATCAAGAAAAGAGTCCTTGATCTTTTCCCATAACGAACGCTCGGCCTTGTTATCGAAACCACGTTCCGCTAATTCAGCGAGGTATTCCTCTGTAGCCTCACGCAAGTTAAGAGGATTGCCTTTAGTCCGATCAATGATATTTTTCCGGATATCCTCGTTGGCGTTCCGATACACGTTATCAAGGAAAGTATCGAAATCATCCCTGAATAGCTCACGTAACCCATGATGCCCTACCACCTCATGGAGGAAAGTCCTTTGAGCGTCACCTACGGACGTGGAATTAGGTGATACTATGACTATCTCCCCGGTAGAAGTATCATACCAGCCTTTGGAATCTCTCTTACGGGCCAACATATTCTCATCCGTATCGTTTATATCGTCCACGTCATGGATTACCCTGACAGGGGTATTAAGCTTGTTTGACCAATCGTTGATTGAGGATTCAATAGAACTTACATTATCCTGATTATTAGTTGTATCTACTCCCATGAATCGAAATCGAGTCTCTCCTTCCTCTTTTACCAACGTACCATCAACGTCAAGAGTTGATTCTAACTGAATATCCTCAGCTTTAGCTTTTTCAACTAATTGTCTCTGCAGATCATTAACCTCTGCCTGAGCCGCATTAAGTTCATCCTCTTTTCCCCACGGTTTCTTAACGGCTTCCTCTAATCCCGCTATCTTGTTTTCCTCTGCCTTTATTTTAGCGGCTATATCTGAGACGGATTTAGCGGGAATCCCCAACTGCCTGTCAATGCTAGCCATCAAACCCTTGCCGCCGCTAAAATCACGATTCTCAACCAGTTTTTCCTTTCCTAAATATAAGCTATAGACCATCATACCTTCATTGAAATGCACGATTGCCTCGCCTTTTCCTCCATTGAGACTGATTTTCAGAGGAGGGGTGTTTCTGTCAAGCGTATATCTATCATAGTAATCATCAATAATGGGCGTAAGCTCATTCGATATACCATCGCTGAAAGTATTGCCTTTAACAGTCACGGACTCAACCCCATCAGGGAAGTTTTCTTTTACGATATTGGCGTTCCTTTCCATGATATCCTTCCGGCTGTTGTATTCTTGTATCCTAAGTTTGGAGTTAGATATAGAGTCACGCATGGAAGACTTACTGTTAAGATCGCTCCTCTTGGAGTTTTGCAATTTCTTTAACTTGTTCTGTGCCACAAACAGCAGTTGGGCGGTCTTATCTCCTGATAACGTCGCCGCCATCTCACTAAATGTCATTCCAGACGGATCACTATCGTCTTGCTCCTCCATTACACGAGACGATATATCGCCTTTCATCATTTGGTTGATGAAGTTTTGTTTTATACGAAGCCTGTCATAGGCGGTAGCGTCAAGGGTACCTTTAACGCCATATGTGACGATGTTCACCGGTTTATCCCATGTGGCGTATAAGTTTCCTTGTCGTAAGATACGACCGTTGCGTTGCTCAAAATCCATAGGCCTGATTGGAGCGTCAATATGATGCAGGGCGAATAGACGATCTTGCACGTTGACACCCACTCCCATTTTCTCCGTGCTTCCAATAAGAATGCGCACATCCCCATTACGGACCTTATCGAACAAGGCGTTTCTCCTTTCTCCCTCATAATTGCCAACGATAGCTATCTGATTAGACGGAATACCTCCCTTGATAAGCTTTTCCTTTATATCATTGTACAAATTAAACTGAGGAACAGATAAATCGACATCGAATAAATCCATTTTTGGAGTCTCAGAAGGGGATTGATAACTATCGCAGAATATAAGTTGCGTGCCTTTGTCCTTATCGCTCTCCTTATATAATCTCAACACGTTATCGACCACCTTGTTTGTCTTGCTATCAGGATTGTCGGGAAATGTAGGATTAAGCAAGCGAAGGTCAATCGCAGCCTGTTTAGCCTTGCTGAACACGACCAAGGGTAGCGCGCTCTTATCCTTCTTCTCTTTTCCTGTCAATTTGTTATAATCCTCTAATTCCTTGATAAGGGTTTGCATGACATCCTCCAAGTCCTCGTTCTTCTCGACAATGACATTGGTCATCTTATTGTCTTTCAACTTAGGGATATTCTTGTCTTCCTTGAACTCCTTGACATCCTCTGTCAAGACAACGTCCGTATGGCTCCTGAACGCCTTTATAAGCTCCGGGACATTCGTATAGCTCTTGAACCTCTCGGCTATCTTAAAGTTACCGGTAGCGGTAAACTCCAATGAGGGCTCAACCGTTCCAAAAGTGGTAGCGAACTCGTCAAAGCTATTGATATTATACGCGTCTAGGATATCGGGTGCCACGAAATTCATCATAGTCCAGACCTCTGCCATTGTATTAGTGATAGGGGTACCGGTTGCCAGAACCACGTTTCGACCACCATTATTCTCAGATATCCATTGGGCTTTTAGCAACATACTATTAGCCCTTTGTGACGCGCTCGTATCGATACCTTTAACGTTCGACATCTTGCTTGGAAACCCGATCTTCTTATAATTATGCGCCTCGTCAATGAACAAAGCGTCAACACCCATTTGCTCAAACGTCATGACGTTATCAGTCCGCCTGTCAAGAATACGCTCCGTCTTGGCCGTGATAGTCTCCGCTGTCTTTGCCTTGCCCTTTACGTTTTTCCCTTTCTTTATACCTTCCAGAGAATCACGCATACTCTTGGCCTCCCTTTTCAATCTCTCCTGTAAAGCCTTGTCTTCTATGCGATCGATAGCCTCCTCAAAATCATCTATACGCTTTTGGATATATGCCTTTTTCCTTTCCTCGCTATCCGGGATAAACGCCATGAATGACTGTGGGACAACGATAGCGTCAAAATCTCCGGTAGCTATAAGATTGAACAGCCTTGTCCTATTATCGGCGTTACGCTCCTCCTTTGTCGGAGATAGAATCTTAGCGGAAGGATACAGTTTATAAAAGTCACGGACGAAATCCTCTAGGGTAGCGTTTTGGACAACGATCATGGGTTTCTTCGCTATACCTAGCCGTCTCATTTCCATAGCGGACGTAATCATGGTAAAGGTCTTTCCCGTACCGACTTGGTGAGCGAGTAACGTGCTCTCGGATAGACAACGTTGCACCGCCTTGCTCTGGTGATCCCTAAGTGTTATATTCTTATTAGCGTTAGGATAATGCTCAAAAACCGGTTTGTCATACTTTTTTAGTACATAGTTGTTATATTTATCATTATACACGTCCTCAATACGACCATGAAACATCGTTTTAGAATCAATATACTCCACGAACTTATCGGACATGTCGGATATTTTCTCGGCAACGGCCTGTGTCTCCTGCTCGTTTACGACCCTTCTCGTTTTCTGCTTACCATCCTCATAATATTTAATCTCGTCATAAACCTTGGGTTTACGTTGGTTAAGAGCGGCCTTGAACACGTCTATAGCGTCCATTCTCTCAGTCTTGAATTGACCGGCTTTAGCGTAATCGGTTATGAACGCCCTCTTATCAAGAATATACTCACCGATCTCCGGGATAAAATTAGCGTTGGCGTAAGATATACCCAGTACATTATCAGCGAAATTATTTATAAACTCAGACGGGATCCATGTAGTCCCCAGTCGATAACTTATCTCACCATAGGGTATACGTTCTGGCTGTACGGCTTCCAAGTCATCCACGTTTTTTTGAAACTCCGGATGATCTTCCAAGGCCGCCTTAGCCTCTACCAACTTATCTTTTACGTTTCCAGAGAGATATTCGCTCTTATCTATTATATTGCCGGTAACAGGATCCCTATAAGCAATTCCCTTCTCTAGTATCTCGTTTGTCACGTTCACCTCATCCATACCCGTTATCTCCGAGATATAAGGTATATCAATATTACCTTTATATGACTTGCTTATATTGACGGCATCCAAGACATTATCCGCTTTTGTCGGTAGCTCGAATGGATAACTTACACGCTTATTCAAGATACCATCCGCTTTCGAGACTTCCCATACCATAGATTTTCCGGTCGTGGAAGGTACCCTTCTAACGGTTTCCAAAGAGAAGGGTAATCCATGCTCAACATCCTCGGCGAAAATATCGTCCAAAGCCTTGTTCCTGTTAAGTGTCCCATATTTGGACACGAAAGCATCATATACTTTGTTTAGCCTTTTCCTCGCGGGCTCGGGATCCACACCCTTTGTTTGCTCATCATGGATAAGATCGTATAGATTTTTCTTTATATCATTGTAATCATTTACCGCATCCGCTATTTTCCGGGTCTTACCATTATGAACGAACGTAGGATTTGCCTTAATCGGTTTTAACGAGTCCCCATCTAAAACAAAGACATTGCCATTCTGGACGGTAATAGTACCATCTTTCAAAGTGGAGTCACCCACAACCTCCGGCCCTTTAGTCTCTACAACACCTGATAGGATATTCTTTGGTAAGTTATCAATAGCGTTAAATAGCTCCTTGCTTAAATCGGCCCCGGGTTTGGCTTTCAATGTCTGGGACGCTCCACTATATAGACCTCCGCTACCAGCGTCATAAGCAGTCATCATATCACCTAACATCATATCGGGATGATTGGAGAAATACTCGTTAACCATGATAGGCTTGCTCCTTTTATCCCCGTCCTCCATATAAGTTCCTTCACCTATTTGCGTTGTAGTAGCGAACCCTATCCCATTCGAAGGTTCCCCATACTTTCTTTTACGGAATATAACGATGTCGGCCGTGACACTCGTGCCGGCCCCTTTCTGGAAAGCGTCATTAGGCAATCGGATAGCTCCGACCAGATCATAACCGTTCCCACTCACGTACTCACGGAACTTACTATCGGCCCCATCCATCGTAGCCGAGGACGTGACGAATACGCCGAGACCACCTTCTTTCAATTCCAGAAGCCCCTTTAGGATAAAATAATTATGGAGATTATAAGAGGAACCAAGTTTCTTCCTGAATTGCTTATCTAAAACCTTATCATATGGAGCGTTTTTCCCGAATGGGACGTTGGTGATAACTAAGTCTTTCGAGTTTGGAGAAAACGCTTTCTCATATCCTTGTACCTTTATATTAGCGTCAGGATATAAAGCCTTTGCCATACGACCGGATAAACTATCTATCTCGAACCCACTTATACTTGAGTTTTCAGATATAGACCTAGGCATCATACCGATTATGTTGCCTATACCCATAGCGGGTTCACTGATATTGCCACCCTTGAATCCAAGTTTCTCCGTTATTCCCCATAAGCTTTCCACGACCTCGGACGGGGTATAATGAGAGGTTGTCGTGGAACGGACGGCACTGTCGAACTCTTCTTTACTTAATAAGGATTTTAGTTTCTCATAATAACGTAGATACTTATCATTCCAATTTCGATCCTTAGTCCAATTGTTGTCACGTGCGTTGTATTTGCCTTCGTTCAAGGCTTCGGCCAAACCTCCCCATCCAACGTACCTTGACATCTTGGCTTGTTGTTCCGGGGTAGGTTTTCCTTGGCCGTCCTCTACGTCTTTCAGCGTTTCTATCGCCTCAATATTGGCTTTTAGCTTGGATATATCACCGGAAGGAAGCTCAATACCTTTCTCCGGGAAGCTGAAATTGTTTTGATTCCTTACAACAGGCCGCTTGTCGCTGTCGCTGATAGGTATTCCTCGGCCTCGCTCCGTGTCAAGCACATCACTTCCATGCACGCCTCCACGGTCTCCTCCGCGTTCAGATCCTCGATCCTCTTCCCGTGCTTTTCTTCCCACGCCTTGATCCGCTCTTGAATTTCCTTGCTCATTGTCTTTAATATTATTAGGAGTGAATAAATCGTTACCATACAAAGGTAATGGTTTGTCCTTGTTGTCCGTTCGCTTTTTCCGGCTATTTTTTATTTTTTTCTCCGCGGCACTCGCTTGTCCGGCAATCTCAGTCTCTTTAACCACGGTCTCAGCGGCATCCATTATATCCGGGACTGGCTTATCAAAATTAGCTACATCAAACGAACGGACATCCTCATAAGTGGTCATATCCTTATCCCATCCGTTCTCTTCTACTTCCGGTAAATCCCTCGCTCCATTGTAGAATGATTTAAGATACGGTCGTATAGCGTCACCTAGATCATCGATCATAGCCTTTGAGTAATCAGAGAACTTACGCAAGCCTTTCTCTATATGATAAACCGCCATTTCAGTACCTATCGCCAATATCTCAGGATCAACACCCATATTCATTTGACCGCCTAGTTTCTTGCGCATGCGCTCACGGAGTTCCGCATACCGTTCATCGGTAACAAGGCGGTTACCGCTAGGGGTAACGGTACGATCGCTCAATTTGGCTTTGCCCTTATCGTTGATATCACCAATAAGGTTTTCTACATTTACCTTTTGAGGCTCTACGACCCTGCGTGTGTCTTCAAGAGAAATAGGTTGCGCATCGCTTACGGCATCGGTATCGCCAAGAATGGTATCAGCCAACCGCCTTGCGCTTTCATCGCTACGCATCATGAAACCTCGCTGTTCCCTGTCATACCAACCCTTTTCAGCCTTGGCTAGCTCTTTGGCGGCACGTTGCTGTTCCTTCGATAATTCATTACCGAACTTCAATAGCCACATATCAAGAACTTTTCCTTTCTTGGTAGTATATTGGGAGGAAACAATGCTATAATTATCAGAATCATTATTTTTAGAAATATCGCTTTCCTCCTGTTTAATTCCCTTATACTCATAGAAGGGCTTTGTTTTGCGAGTCGAGGAATCAATCCATTTCTTGAACCCATCCAACGTGACCCCGGTAATGTTGCCTAACCCTTGCCAACCCTCCTCATAGTTTGACAAGTAAGCGGACCTAGCGTCTTCCAAGGAAGGGAATCCCATCATAACCTTATGCTCATCGAATGAGCCATCAGTATTCACCTGATCCACGACATACACCATGTCACTATTCATATCCGGACCTAGGAATACGTCTATATGATCACCATCCACACTTTCAGTACCTCGAATGTAACCGTAAGTGTTATTCATGACCTGCGACCACTCCTTTCCGCTAGCGTCCTTACCGGAACGGACGGAACCGGCGGGCTGCTCTATGGTGACATCAAAACCGTTTATCTTTATATGGCCTTTCTTGTAATTGCCGGCCTCTTTCTGCGCCTCGGTTGGATTGGTATCAACCTTTAGCTCCTCTTCGTGCAATCTCTTAGCCTCAACTATGCGCTCGGCATAGTCCAATGGGGTCTCATTCTCCTTTGGAGAAGGAGCGACAAAAGGAACTAGTCCCCTTGATGAGCCTTCTTGTGTAGCTCCATCCGTGCGATCAATGTCGGGGCCAGCCGATTCTCTTCCCTCAACCTCTCCAGTTCCCCCGGTCTGATCAAGTTGTTCTCTTGGCAGTACCTCGCCGCCTCCCTCGCGTAAGCCATCGCCTCCGCTTTCGTCATTTCCTTCAATGTTTTCATTTTCTATCGGTTTATTTTGCGCTAAGATAGCGTCTATTTCATTTTGTTCGTCAATTATGGCCTGTATTTCATCCACGATTTGCGAATCAAGCTCGCCTCGCTCCTCATCAGTCAATTGTTTCTCCGAGAAATCACGTACCATGCTTTCCTCATACGCCTCGTATTCTTCCGGGGACATATGATAATTCTCCTCGCACCACTCAGCGTAAGCGTTGTACTCGGCCTGTCTCTCACGCTCAGCGATCGCCTCACGGTTCCTCTTGACATAATCGATCAAGTCTCCACGTGTATGAGCGGAAGACAAGACCTCTATGATAGCGTCCCTTCCGGCGTTCGTATCGTTCTCATCGAAGAAGTTAGTGCCATTCTCCCTATCGGCAAGCTCCAATATCTCACCCGCCCTCTCTATATTAACACCGCCTTTCTCCGGAGAGGCGAACAGTCCGAACATCCTCGCTGTCTCATTATTCCCGGCACCGGTCTCTTTCTTGTAACTGTCACGTGTCAATTTGATCGCCCCATTAGCCAGCATCATGGCCGCAAGCTCCTCTCCGCTCATAGGATCACCTATCACGGAGATCTCCTTCGCTATGACATCACCCGGCTTCTTGCTGGCCTCCTTGATATCATCATCAAGATTAGCCCAGAAATCAGCCTCGACCTTGATCGCCTCATATTCTTGTCGGGCTTTTATCAATGCGGCCTCAGGCTTATCCTCTTTTCCGATAGGGGCATCATCGTATGCCTCTTGCGCCTTTTCCAAGGCATCAGACGCTTTTTTAAGGCTTTCATCGAAAGACTTTCTCGTCACCTCGATCTTCCTTGGCATCTTATCGCCATATTTATCATAGAGGAAATCCAAGGCCATATCCGTTCCTGATGATACGAAATCGGGTGTACCATCTTCTCGCATAACCATGGAAAGATTCTCCACATTGCTAGGTTGTGCTATCTGATCAATGGCACCTTCCGTCTCAATCTCACTCGTTGGCTGGTTGATCGCATCTTCCACGGGAGGTGCAGAGGTTATCTCGGCATCAGCACTTGCAACATTATCATCCTCTGGCGACACCACATTAACTTGTTGAGCGTCATATATGGCATCTTGAAGATCAAGAATCTCATTCTCTGTTATAGGCATTGCTGGAGAAGAGCCATTCTTGGCTGTCACCTGCCCGGTTTCTCTATCATAAGCCGCAGGTTGAGCGATCCAATCACCGTTCTCATCTTGTCCTTGAAGGATAAACGCATTATCCCCGTTCCATACGATCAACCCCGGCTTTGGTAATTGCGTCTTGGGATTATGATGCATGGTCATGTCAAGCTCGGACTGGCGGTTAGCCAATAATTGATCCTCATAGGTCCGTCTCATATGACCGGCATCTTGCTCTACTATATCGCTCAACCTTTTCACCGAGACCATCCGATCCTGTCCGTTATCGGAAATAACGGCCTTATCTCCCTCGATACTCCTAACGTACACAGGTCTTTCCTCATTTCCCTCGCTAAGCGTAGCCATGGTAACGATAGACTGACCATCAGGATTCGTGGTAACATAAGGAGTAATATTATTGGCAACGTAAGTTTCAACCTCATTGTCTATTTCCTCGCCTATACGATCCTGCAAACCGGATATCCTGAGATAATCAGCGTAGAAATCCTCGGCTAACGGACGGGCATCCGCATTAACTCCATCAAGAAGACTCATCACTTGGGCCTCGCTAGCTTTATCATCCACATAGCTTTCTATCGTACTAGCCAAACCCGGAACCATTCCAGATAGGGAAAGCCTTGTCTCTTCCATCTTTTTGCTCGCCGTCCGTATATCGCCCGGATCAGTCATATTTCGACCTTCTTCCTCTGCCTCGGCAAACCTAGACTTAGTTAATAGAGGAGGAGTTTCAACGCCTTGATCTGTTACATTGGAATCGGTGATAGGCTGCTGAGCCTGTTTGCCTCCTATTTTATCCGCTACGTATTGCGCACCTTTAGCCAACGCTCCGGCCCCAGTAAAATAAGCGCCGCCTCCCATTCCATAGACAAAACTCTGCAATACACCATCGGTCAAATCCCTTTCCGGATCCGCACCTGTTATCTTATCCGTTATATTCTCCGCTAGCGTGGAAGATACCTCTTCGATACCTTCATTTACAGGCTCGAAAAACATACCGAATTTTTTATAGAACTCTTGCATCTTACCCATTATGCCACGCTTGATAGCCTCTTGTGCCTTTTCCTTTCCTAACGTCTTGAATAAGGTTGACATCCAAGCCTTGGATACGCCAGCGCCCAGCATCTCAGACAAGGATTCTGCCGTACCTGTAAGAATAGCGTTAGATACCTTTGCGAACTCTCCCATGTTTGGGTTATTCTGGTCAAGATCATCATATTTCTGGCTAGCTACTATTGACCCTATACCTGCGAGTCCGGCCGCTGGAGCTCCGGCCATTGTAGCGGCCATGGCCCCGATTGACATCGGAAGCGACTCTACGCCTTGCAAGGCTATATCACCTATGGCACCCATATAATTCCCTTCTTTCCAAAGATCGGTGAAATCCTTGCCATTGTATCTGTTTGACCTTGCCCGGGAAAACTCCGCATCAGCCTTAAATATATCTGAGATATCCTTGAATGCCCCGCCACGTGGGATCAGTCCTCCCGTTGCGGATTCCAACCCTTTAGCCGCCTTATCCAAGACCCCAAATATACCGGCACCAAGATCGGCTCCTCCTGCGTTAAGTTTCTGTATAGCGTCTCCTACCCAAGTATTCATGAAAGAAGAATCCTTCTCATACTCCGTAGGAGGTGGAGGAGTAGCGGTCTCAATCTTTCCTTTTTTACGCAAGGACTCAAAATTGTAATCAGGTGAGTTCGTCCACGGATTAACGTATTCCGATTGATCCTTCATAGGCACGTCAACCTCCTGTCTTAAAGCGATAGGTGCAGGATTAACGCTTGATTGAGAAACGTAATCTTTCCTCTCTGCGGGCGAATACCCTAGGGCACTCTCGAACTTGGAGAAATCGCCTATCTCGGAGAAATAATCATCTTGTATCAAATAATCATAAACCATTCTCCTCTTTCCAGAGTCTTTCATCTTACCCTCAAAATTAGAGAAATCGCCAAGTCCCGTATATCCTTGGCTAATCATAGCGTCATATAAATGTTTTACATTAGAATCCATGAATCCAGCTGTATTTTTCGTTTGTATTTTCTGTTCCTCCTTCATCGTTTAAAGGGATATGCTTGCCCTTACTAGAAGAACCTCCCGATCCGATCACCCTATCAAACTCATCGTATAATTCCGGGAAATTCTGAATATTACTCATGACAATAGCGGCTTGTTTGGTCTTTTGGTCTCCACCTTCACCAAGCTGCCACGTTACATCCGATACGCTCTTGTTTTTATCTTTATTTTCCTCCGCATACTCCAACATCCTCTTATACATATAAGCGATAACCCCATCTTTATCCTTACCGGACAAAGTGAAACGTTTACCGTTTCTGCCGATGATGTCAATAGACTTATCCGCCCCAGAACCATTAGCTTTAGCGGTACGATATTGCTCAAGACTACGGAGATTGGATTGCCTTATACCCAACTCTCTCTCTTTATATGCGGCATCCTGTTTCATCTTCCGCTCCTCCCTGTCATTCTTTATTGCGAATTGAGCGGCACTTTGCGCTATCTTGGCCTTTTCCAAATCATTCTGGGCTTTTCTCGCTTGATCCTGTCTATAAAGCTGCAATGCCCTTTGATAATTATTGATGTCGTTTTGCCTTGCGGCCAGATACCCGGCCCCGTATCTTTGCCTGATAGCCTCCAACCTGTCAGAATAGGATTGTAGTTTAGGATCAGCTACGGTGGGTAGTTTCTGCGAAGGTGCCTCTCCCGCGAATGCCAAATTGGAGAAGGAAGACAACACATTGCCTAGATGCCCGATTCCAGTAGCTACGGAAGCGGCCCGTTTTCTTCTCTCCTCCTCCTCTTGACTTATCGGCTTTTGAAAGAGCGTCTCATAAAGCCTTTGGTTCCATTGGTAATCGTTCATTTGAGGCTCGACAACGCTCGCTTGCGGAGCGGTCTCATCCGTATTATCCACGGTTGGAGCGACAGGGTTCTGGCTTCCGGCAACCTCCGGCTCAACCAATGGCGTAGTGGACAATTCCGGCCTTTGAACGACCGGGGTCCTTTTCCTATTATATCTTTCCTCTAATGTCATTGTTGTTTACTTTTGAATATAGACTCGAATAATCCCTTACCCTTGTCAAGATGGGCTTGCGCATCAGCCCCAACGAGGCCCATCCCTGCCTGTAATCCTTGATTAGCCGCTTGCGTGGCGTTTGCCGCCTGTTGATTATAGATAGACAGCCTTTGGTTACTGATATTATTCTTGGTGTTGAGATATTGGGATTCCACAGCATCCTTCCGTGCGGTAGCGTTAGTGGCTATACCACTAGCGGTATCGGATATCACCTCGCCCGCCGCTTTCTTGGCCTGAGCTACGGACTCATCAGTAGCTCCTACGACCGCGGCGGTACCGGAGGCCTTACGGTACTGCTCATCCGCTAATTCCCTAGCCTTGGTCAAGGCGGCTTGCGCCTCCGCGCTTTGGGTATAATCCTCGTTATACCTACGGTTAAACCAATCCTCATTCTCCTTTGCCTGTTTATCCAACACGGCGTTCGCTTTTCTAGCCGCCTTCCTTGCCTTTATTCCCCCGGCAATGCCACTCGCCAAGGAACTGGCGGCTCCAACTATCGCTCCGATCATAATCTACTGTTTTCTCGCAAAAGAGATAAATAAAGTGACTCGTGTTTGTTACTTTGATCATTATCTCCCATCGGACACCAAAAAATCAACTATTCTATACTGTTTTCTATCATCTACGAATCATTCGTACATAGTTAGGTCCGGTCATATAGGCATTATTGGCATATTTGCGAGAACAAATTTTATTGTATAACCATGAACGAGGAACTAAAACAACTTTTGGAGTGGTTCGACAACTACGAGATCACATTTAACGAAATCAGACTAAGCCCGTGTCAATACATATTTGACCTCCATAAATTCATTGCTGTACAGACAAACTCCGTCCGAAGAAACTGGGAAAATCCGACATTTGAGTATGATATTTTGAGCCTATATCAGCTTAAAAAGGTACTGGAGGAGAAAGAGAAAGAAAATATGCCATAAAACATATAAAATAATTTACCAAAGCCTTGCATGATATCAAATTTGATATTACATTTGCAATATCAAAATAACAATAGAACCGGCGGCAACGGATAAGCGGCGTAATAAAAATGAAGACATTATATTGCAAAAATAGCGAGTTATTAGAGATTCTGGAAAATAACGGGATAGAAATGATCTGCAATGAAAATATGCAGATCGAAATATCTGATGAAGATGCGGAAAAAATTGACAGTATTGTAAATGAGCTTGCTCCTGCTGCATCTGGAGATTATGCGATAGAAGATATAGAATGAAAAAATCCGCAGTATGGGAAATGATAGAGAAAGAATCGGCAAAAGGATATCCCGGCTCCGCATGGAGGCCGGTATATCTCAATACAAGCTGGCTGATCTTACAGGGATCAGCCAAGGGAATATCGCCCGGATTGAGTCCGGGAAATACAGCACGGGCATCGACCTGTTATCAAAGATCGGAGACGCTCTAGGTTATGAGCTTGATTTTGTCCGGCATGATACCAGTCTCTAAAATTGTCCTATTTGTCGCATGCCAAAAGTATAACGCCCGTGTTTTTTCTGACACGGGCGTTTTTTATTGGTCTATTTGTCTTATAAGTATCAAAAGCCTTTTCCTTTTTGTCTCATAAATATCCGGTATTCGCCTTTATCTAAATTGTCTATCCTAAAATCAACCTTGGCTCCATCTGGAACAAACGACGGGACATGCCCCGCTAGCTTTTTTATTATTTCGTCAATGTTATTATATCCTATATCCGTAAATGAGAATATCTCCTTGCCTTGATATATGACACTGCCTTTAATCATCTGTCTAAAAGATATTTTCATCTGATCATCAGGGTAATATTTCACAGGATCCTCATATACCATTTCTTCCTTTTTTTGGTTAAATACAAAATCAATAACCTTATTGTTTATCTCAGAGACTATAGAGTAATCCGGTCTTACATATATCTCTGTAGTCTTATGAGCGCTTGAATGATTCATACAGAAAGCCACGTCATACATTGAGGCTTTTATATCGTTTCTCGCTATGGTTCCCCATGAATGCCGGAAATTATACATACATATAGCATTGAGACCGCCATGTTTGCAAATACGTTTCAATCCAGAGTTCATATTTGCGTTGAAAGAATCGTCATCACGATAGGTCTTATGGAAATTAAACAAAAACTCATCATCATCCGGTGTAAAGTATTTTTCCATGACAGGACGGAGAATATCCGGAACAATAATCTCCATATACGCCTTATCCCTTCTGAATTTTTGGGTCTTAGCCCTATTATAACAGAATGTCCAGCCTTTCAAATTGGACTTCTTTGCCCTAAAAAGGTCTACGGTATTAATTCCTGCCAAGCAAAAGACCATCAAGGCTACATCCCTAGCCAACTCTGGAAGTGATAATATCATCTTTGTCGGAGGTATGGGTGTCGCAAAAAACTCACGAACGAAGTCCGCATCCAAGGCCCTGTGATCGGGGGTGTCCGCATTGGGGATTTTTACCTTTAGCCAAGGATTAGTCTTGATCCTGATTATGCCCCTATCGTAATCGTTGAACTCATTTATTGCAGCTTTAAAAATCTGGCGAACATTAACAGGATACATTTCTTTCGCCCTTGCCGTTGGTAATAAGGTTTTTATCCAGTCATTTATGAATTTCGTGGTAAACCGGGAAAACATCAACTTGCTAGTTCCCGCAAATCTCTCAAGATGACAATAGGCCAACTCATAATTCTTGGCGTTACGGGCCATGCCTCTAACTGTTTCCATTTCCCGTTTATACTTTCTCGCATAATCAGAAAAACAGATATCCTCATCCGCTTTTTCCAGATATTCCACTAGGGTTTTTACATCCCATTGCGATATATCCTCTTTGTTTGCTCTCTCCACATATCGCATGATTACATCTGAACAGAAGGATACGACAAAAGGATCTTTCACCTCCCCCGTGCGAGTCAACCCTTTTTTATCAACCATTTTATCCATTTTTATATAAGAGGATTTACGGTTATGGGTTACTCTGATGTAAACAGGATAGAAGCCATCAGAACGCTGCTTTCTAACACAAATCTTAAAAGTTGCCATATATCAACACTTTATACATTAAATTTATGGTGTAAACACGGTGTAAACGCCATGTGCAAATATAGCAAACAAAGTGTAAACATCACATATCATTCAGATCATTTTACGCTAATAATGACATAAAAATATAAGGCTGATAAACAAGACTCAACCCGTCTATCAGCCTTATATATTGATATTTAAGACTTGCAGTTTTTAACAGCCTATCCTTCTATAGCTGCTTGCGCCGCAGTAATTCTATATATGATTATCAGATGTTTAGCAAAAAAGGTAAAACAATATACAAACATTTAGGTTTAATTTTTGACACTTCAATAACTGCCAAAAAGCTTAAAAGTAAGTCATTGGAACAGTTAAAATCAACCACAGCACATACCGTCATTTTCAAACGCTTCGCAATATACTAAAAAATCCATATGTTTCCTCGCGCGCATACATATTAATATATAAGCATAAAAAAAGACCGCATTAACGGCCTCTTTCAAAGAAAACTATGTCCGTTCATCTATATTCCTTATATAACGCACATACACCTTATTCCCTACCCTTCGATATGGGACCAACTTTCCAAAAGGATAAACCTTAACTTCTTCCTGCTCATCAGCGGATACCTCTATCGGGTGGATTAGATCCGACAAAGAACTTGTTTTTTGTTTCATTAGACTAATATGATGAATTGTCTTATTATAACACGAAAACGATCCTATATGATGCGATCTTTCACATGTTATACAACACGATCTATGTCTTTTACCTAGGCAGTCTTGGAAGCGTTGCCGGATGCTCCCCTTCTCTCCTCCTTTAATAAACGTTGATCCAACTCATCACCTAATCGCTGAAGTTCTCTTTCCAATTCTTTAATACGATCTTTCTTCTCTGTCACCTCCTCACTCATGGAAAGAGCTACATGTTTCCAATAAGCGACATCTTTTACTTTCTCGTCAGAAACGGCTGACGCATCATTTGAAGTTACAACCCTTAACATGTTGCCTTTTTCCCGTAAAAGCCAATTTGCATCAATAAGATCAAACGCATCTAGGATTTTCATTACAGATGTCATGCCAACACTAGATCCTTCAGTACATAAATTTGTTACAGCTTGTCTTGACACATTAAGCTTATCTGCAAATTTTTGGAAAGAGCCTCTTTCTCTTCCATAATAATAATCCACTATTTCTTTTATTCTAGTATTAATACTCATATGTAAATTATTTTATGTACATTTGTTTTTATATCACATGCGGGTGATACGTTTATCAATTAAATCCGATCCGCATATCGGATGCTATAACCATGTTAGAGAACGTAAAGAAAATACCCATCAAATCACGTTTAAGGATATTCCTTGAGTCCTTAATAGGAATACGGTATAAGCCGTATAAGCCTGATTTAGTTGATATGTATAGAAGATACCACTATAACGAGCATTTCTATTATATCATTAGCGAAAGCGTTAAAGCCATCTCAAAAGGGACTTACAAGCATTGGGAAAAGCATATAAATCCATTCGGAGACAAAATGGAAGAACCTGAGCTATTAATACTCAACGCTATGCACAAACGTTATCTAAGTATTTTAGAAAATCAAAGACGCAAGGAACATATCCGTAACGTAAGTAAGCCTCTTTCATACGAATGAGATACTTCTTATCTATGTCTTTCAGATTTTCTTGTATATATTTCTTTAACCGTTCTATTTCGGCGACAAAGAATATGACCTGATCTTTCTCTTCAAGCTCTCCTATAAGATCTGGTATTTTCTCTGACAAATGGAAAATGACCTCTTGATCTCCATATTTGAAAAACGCAAAGCGAATATTAGTCTTCAAGTCTATATTCGCCTTCACCGTCTCCAATTTCAACTCCTTTTTATATTCTTCCTTGAACTTATCAAACTTGGTGTTCATAGTCTTATCAAAAGAAAGAACGCTCATCACCTGATAACCAACCAACACTGTCACAAGAATAGTCAATGTAGCGACAATCACTCCCTGATAATCAAAACCCAAGTTTGGTGATCTATAAAACGCCACACAGATCGCCAATATGCTCATCAACATAGAGCATGCACATGATGCCAATAATAATCTATCTCTCATACTCCTTTCTTTAATACTTATCAAACTATTTATAAATCAATCACATACAATAATACATGTTTTATAGCATAAATATTGTAATTATTTTAATGTACAAAATGTTTGTTTTGTACATTAAATGATGTACATTTGCGGTATCAAAATCGAAGCACAAATAGGTTTCGAAATAGAAACAGTTATAATTATTCGGCAAAGATAGTAATAAAAAATACATAACATTATGAGAAAGAACGAAATAATGGTTCCACATGGAGCTCAAACAAAAATCGCTAACGACACGGGCTTATCTACGGTGTGTGTCCGGCAAGCGTTAAAAGGACTGACAGATACGGCCAATACCAGATTGATAAGGAGAAGAGCCTTGAAATTTTACGGAGGTGTAGAAATTAAAAGTGATCCATCATGATAGCCGAGATAACATTTCCAGATAGATCTGTGTCTTATCACGACTTCATTCGTGACTTAGCGGCAAAGATAAACACCTTCGCCAAAGAGGATAAAGATGATCCAGCTTACATTTCCCAAAGGAAAGCAGAAGCTCTTTATGGTAAAGCTAATGTATTAAGATGGAGAAAAATGGGAGCAATAAGCCCAATATGCCGTCCCGGTAAGATTGAATATCCAACAGTAAGGCTGAAAGAACTAAGTCGGACTGATGAGATTTACATCCGATGGATGTCAAGCAAAGAGGATAAAAAGAGAAAAAGATAAATCCTCGGCCCCATAGCTCAACGGATAGAGCGTCTTCCTCCTAAGAAGAAGGTTCCGGTTTCGATTACCGGTGGGGCTACTAAAAAAAAGAGTTCTTTGACTTAGTGAGAAAAATCCTTATGGCTATCAAAAGGTATACGAGATATAAACGGGATAAGCGTAAGGTGAAAATACAGGAAAGGACGATAGTCCTTGCTCCCGATGTAGTTTAATCGGTTCCGGTATTGGATTTATACATATAATTAATAATGTATATATAATAAGTACGATCCCATTTGGGTATCCTTTCGGTGGTTGGCAAATAAAACCGTATCGTACTAAATAATACGACTTTTCCTACGGGTCGTATCTAAGATATAGTAGGAGGTTAATACGGCCAAACGTATGACAGATTGGACAGACAATCATATGACGACAGATCGGAAAGACGGTCAATCCGAGAACTACGGATTTACGTTAGTGATAAATACTCCCCCACCCGTCTATGATTCGGGTTCGAAACCGTTGGAGGTTGTGGGGGAGCGAACACTTTTAAATAATAACAACATGAATGAGATTTATTGGATCACAAGATTAGATGCCATACAAACGTTGGCGATAATCGCAGTATTTATCTTGGGAGTATTAACTTCCATAAGTATTATCGGATGGTTTGTTGATGATGATTTTGAAAACGAATCCAAGTTTAAGAACATGGCTATCAAATGTGCCGCCTATATATCAATCCCTATTTTTTTGCTGCTGTTCATCCCCTCTAAAAGGGATATGCTGATGATTATCGGAATAGGTGGAACTATAGAATATCTCAAGTCTAACGATACCGCCAATAAGTTGCCGGATAAGGTTATCATGGCTATCGATAAGTTATTGGATGATACAATAGAGGAAGAAAACGAATAAAACCGATAGACCTATTAATAACCAAGTTTTATAACAATGAAAGAAAGAAGAATCCCACCCTAGGAAATGGCTAGGGCAGGTAGCGAACCATAATAAATTCATATTATTATTCAGGGTTACAGGGGGTTCGAGTTCCCCCGGCTACCACGCTTAAATCACATTGCTAATTATTTACACTTCTCAACCAAGACCTTAATATACTGCCGTGAGGCAGGCAATTAGATATTAGTTATTATTAAACTGTGCCGGGGAATCCCACCCCGGCAAACGCTCCCTTAGCTCAGTAGGTAAGAGAAGCCGCCTCATAAGCGGAAGGTCGCCGGTTCAAGCCCGGCAGGGAGCACGCTTCATCCCTAGCGGATGCTATTCAATCAATTATTTCACTAAAGTGCAACGCAGGTCTCCGTCCGTGAGGATATGAGGCCTTTCTTCCGATTTTTAAAAACAACAATATATATGATAAAGAGAAACCAAGCGTGGCTCTGGAAGATATTCCGGGCCATAAAGAGCATTACCATCTTCTCGCTAAGGATGATCGCGGCTACCGTACTAGGGCTGATATCAATAGTGTCAATATTTGAGTGGTACGAAAAACCTCTCAATATTCACCTCTTGATCCTAGCGATCATATCAATCTTTATTGTGGTACGCCAAATAGTTATAATGACTTATGAGTCAGAAAAATGATTTCGGGGTGTTATATGTGGTGCAAGCCCCTTCAAGACCTAACCGATCCAAGAAGGACGATATCCTAGACGAATTAAAGACACTTAGCAAAGAAGAATTGATAGAGATAAGAAAAGACATTGTAGAACTAATAAACGAAAAATAATGAAGACATTCGAGGAATTAAAAGAAGATCTGCTTGAACGGGCTAAAAAACATAATGCTTGTCAAAATGGATACAGGATGGGGTTAAACGCAAAAAGCAAACAGGACTTACTGAAAGCGATAACCGATAATTGGTATTGGGTCTTGAGTGCATCCAATATGATTGACGCAAATTACCTAGAAAATAACTTTTCTGAAGAGGAACTAGCCGAAGCCGGCATTTACACAAGAAAAGAACACACCTCTAATGCTAAATCATTTGCTTGCGGCTCTGCCACGGTCAAGGCTTACGACTCTGCCACGGTCGAGGCTTGCGGCTCTGCC